TATCGCGAACAGTCATCCACCCGTAGCCCGGCTTCCCGTGCTCAGGTACTCGCTCGCCTTTTTTGAGGATTACATGGTCGGCGACATTGCCCGGTTCAGCCTTGAGTAATTGGCGAATCGTGGCTCGTTTCGCCGTATTGCGCGTGATGGCTTCGCTCGTGGCCAGCGACTTCATGATGGTGAAGTCGAGCGGGTTGCCCTGCTGCCCAGGATTGCCGGTGATCCTGTGGACGTTGGGATCGAGATGGCCGGTAGCAAGGTATTCGGCAGCCATGAATGATGCGTAGGCGTCCTTGTTCTTCTCCAGCGCGTCAAACATTCCTTCGCTGATGTACCCCTCCTCTAGCGCGCGCTGAAGGACGCTGAACACCATCTCATGAATCTCGGATCGCGCGTCCTGGAGCTTTTGCCACTGGTCGGGGCTCAGGCGTTCCTTCATCAGGTTGAGCTGGCGGGTCGCCTCGTCCGCGTCCCACAACTGCGGGTTCCATACATCTCGCCGGCCCGCAAGTATCCACTCGGACTTCAGCATGATCGTCAGGTCGTCAAATGAGACGCCGCGTTTTCTGGCATTCTTCCATATCCGGTCGTATTCAATCGACAGCGCCTTCGTAAACCCGTCGGCGTCGATTTGGGTTGCAAGCTGGTAGGCGTATTCCTGCTGGGCGCGAGACCTGGGGCCGTACTTCTTCGTCTCTCGACGCGCGATCGCCCTGATCGGGCTGTACTTCTCGACAAACGACTGCACGGAGTCCTTCCACACGGATGCCAGCCTCATCGTGACTCGGTGCAGTATGCTCTTGTCGAACATCGGACCCGAGTTATGGGCAGCCAAGAAGAGGTCGCCGACGTTCTTCATGCTGGTCAGGGCGCGATCCCTGTAGACCTGGGACGCCACCCGCCAATCGTTGGCCGAATGGCTCAGAAGCCCCTGCGTCTCGATCAACGCCTCAGCCACCTTCGGCCTTGCGTCCAGGTAGTTCCAGAACGCATCCCAGAAGTGCGGGGCTCGCGACTTGGTTTCATTTGGAGCGAACAGCAGGCTCATTACGCCGTCCGCGTAGATTTCCTTGGCCGACCTGTCGATTGGGCGAGCCTTAGCCGCCAACGACTCGCCACCTGGTCGCTCGTCTGGCCGCCAATACCGGGACAGCGCGAGCAGCTCTTTCCTGATAAGGTGGCCGTCGAACAAGCGGCGTTTCTCGATCTCCGCGGTCAGCAGGTCTTGGAATTGCTGCTTCATGTCCCCGGCGGACGGCTTAGCCCTGCGCTTGAATACCTTGCCGGTCGGCGTCTTGGTCTCTTTGGTGAATCGGTCGAACTCGGGCGGGAGATCGGTGCCCTGCTTCGCGGACTCCATTGCCGCCTTAACCGCGAGGGCCTTTTCGCGGTTGCTCATTCGCTTGATGTAGTCAACCAGATCCTTCGGAAGATGGTCCCACGTCAAGCGATTGAATACGTCGAGAATGTCCTTGGCTGCAACCTTCAGGCGAGTAACCACGAACTCGGGGACTTCCTCAATCGGCATTTTCTTGCGGGCGATCCGTTTCGCTTCGTTGCGGAGCCGCTTCACGTCGTCACGGGTGATGACATCGAACGGGGAGCCCGGATACTCCTTCATGAACCGCCCGGTTTCCCCGATGGTCGCCTTGATGTGGTTCAAGATGGTCCCGCGCTTCAGGTCAAGCACGCCCGATGGCAGGATGTCGATGACGTGCCCCAACTCGTGCATGAGGCCCATCAGTGTATGGGGGTCGTTCGGCTTGTAGAGCGAGTTGATGACTACTTGAAGCCTGGCGCCGTGTTGCGGGCTGATCCTGCCGGCCCGGACGGCCGCGACGACATTCTCGTGCATCTTGCCGAGAACCATATCATTGCCGGTGAGTTGCCCCTGGAGCCAGAACACGTCCGCCGGCTTCAATGCGTGTGCGTGCTTCAGCCCAGGAAACCGCTTCTGCGCCCACGCACTGACCTCTGCCGGCCCGGTGTCGGCCTCGCCGATGTTGGCGATGTTCGGGATCTTCTTGCCAGGTCCGGCAGGTTCCGCCGAGCCGCCCTCGCGCATCTCGTGGGTGAACACTGTCTCGCCTTCTTCGGCCTTTGGCTCGACACTCCACGCCTTCTCTACAATGTTGTCCACGTCCGCGCGCTTCATCAGAAGCTGCTCGGTCTTTCCCGACCGCAGGTAAATCGCCTTGTTTTCTTCCACGGGGAAGCGAATCATGGCGTCTACGCGGCCAGTCGCCCCCTTCTTGCCTTTTGGCTGGGGCTCCGAGAACTTAAGCGCGTTGGTCAGCACGTCCCGGTAGAGGTCTGCGGTCAGGAGAGCAACGGGTTTTGAGCCGGGCCTGTCGTTGACGCGGGCGACCATTTCCCCTGGGACGTTGCGGACGTATCCGATGGTCCCATCCGTGTTGAGGGTCGCAACAAGCGTGCCGTGCTGCTTTTCTTTTGGGGTCGGGTAAGTTCCGACCATGACCTGCACGAGCTTGCGGTATTCCTCGCGAACGTCGATTTCGGCTTCTACCAGCTTCGACCCCGCCATGTCTTGCCATCGCTCGGGCGTAGCGTGCTGAGCAGCAATATCGGGATCTCCCTCTGGCTTCTTTCCCATCGCGTCGTTGTGCTTGATGGCCATGTGGCCATCCGCAGCAAACATGAAGTCGTTCGTGACGACAAACGCCTTTTTGGCCGTGCCCTTCACGATCTTCTTGAGTGTCGCTACGCGCTTGGCGGCGTTTTCCGCCGATGGGATCGACGACTTCCCTGGCGTCCCTGGACGTGATGGCTTCGGCGGTTTCGCGGTTGACGTGAACGCCTTCACCGCTGCGTCATGGCCGACCCAGTCCTTGTACACCCACATTTCTCCCTTGACGTTTCCCATCTCGAACGTGGCTGTGGTGGTTGAGTCGGCGAACTGCTGCTGAATCCTCTGCTGGTACTCCTGCCCCTTTGGTGTGGCGAGCAAGTCTGGATGCCATTCCCTAGCTATGATTTCACGTTCGATTCGGGCGTCGGTGGGGCCTGGGGACTTGGAGAGGTAGTTGTCAACGTGCTCGGCAAAGGGAGGGTACCATTTGTCGAAGTCGAAGTCGGGGTCTGCCCCGGGCTTTCTTGCGGGAACAGGCTCTGCTGCTCTCCCGACCTCAGGCTTAGGTGCCACAGTGGTATCGGGTTTGGTTTCGACATCGGCTGTCATCCTTTCTGGCTCTGCCTGCGCTTCCGCCTCCCGGGGGGGCTCGGAAGGTGCTTTGCGGCTTTCAACCGGAAGCCAAAGCACTTCGCGGCGCAGGCGATCCCGCAAGCCCTCCGGGATTCCATACTTCTCCGCGACGGCTACGATCTCTGCTTCAACTTGGGCCATCTGCTCTCGCGTTGGCCAGCCAAGTACTTCTGGGCTCCAGCTTGTTGCCTCCTGGGCTCTGCTGGTCGCTTCGTCAACGGCCTGCTTCCACTTTCCGCCAGTCTCTCCGGCCGGCTCTGGGGGCTTGGCCCCGGCGTCCTCTGGCGGCGGCGTCAACCTCTCCGGCAGCGGGCCAGCGACCTCTTCATCCCTGACGGGGATCTCCACCCGCTCAGGCCGGGGCGTGATCTGCCCCGTCTCGGCCCGCTCCTTCGCCCGGACGTGCATGTCCTGAAGCACCGACGGCGTAACGGTTTGGTCGGGCTTCAGCCCTTCTGCCTGAAGATCCTCCGGCTTGATCTCGGGTAGGGCCGCCAGTCTGCGTACTGAATCTTCCGGCAGGTGCTCGACCAGGGGAGACTGGAGAATGTCGTCGGCGGATATTTCAACGACGCCATCCCGCAGCGTGGACTCGGACGCCAGCTTTCGGATCTCCTCTGAGAACCGCTGGCGGACATCGGCGGTCACGTCAGGCCCGCCGCGAATACCAAGCAAGGTCATTGCTTTCCGAGAGGGAGGCTCTTCAGCGCTAGTCACGGGGTTTGTCTTGCGTTGACTGACAAGTTCATCAATGGCCTGCCTAGGCATATTGGCGTAGAACCCGCTGACAAACTCAGGGTCTAGGATGGCATCTGCGGTCAGTGGCTGTCCTGATCGAGCGTAATCGTAGGCACCCTTGACTGCCGCTCGACCGCGCATTCCTCGGATTGTCGGCCTGAATCCGCCGATAGCAGACAACACCGCACCAGCGATTGCGCGGCTAGACGCCTCCATGGGTGCGGATTGCATGAGGTCTCGTCCGGGATCGAAGGTTTGCTTTGCGAGCACGTCGTACGATAACCCCTCTAGTAAACCGCCTAGCATGCCCTCGATTGCAGACTGGGCAGTCCTATTCCTGAAGTTTTCCAGCGGGTAGGCATTGATCGCGCGCCTCACAGCGGGCAGCACTTTGCCGCCGAGTTGCTTGTCCCACGAGAGCAATGCACGTGGCACCAGCAGATCGGCCGCCCCAGTCGGGGCCAGTTTTGCGGCATACAACTCAGCCACGGCTGGCGGAGCCCCGTGCGATCTCGCGTCCTCGTAGGCGATGCTCGCTGTATGGGCCATTCCTGCGGCAGCAGATCCGATCTCCGGCGCGTTACGGGCAAGCCAATTGCCGATCTTCGCCATGGCGCCTCGCACGGCGCCTGATCCTTTGGCTATCCTTCCGGCAGTCGCAAGCGGTGCCATCAATTGAGCGAGAAGAACGTACGGCACGATGCCACCTGCGAGACTTCCAACCTGTCCAGCAAAAGAGCTTTCTACCTCTGGGGTAAGGCCGACAAACTCGTCAAACTCAGCCAGGGCCTGATTTGTCTTCTCCGTAAGCCACTCCCGGACAATCGGAGCGACCCGATCCTTGTAGTCGCTTGAAACCGAAGGGTCTACTAACTTCGCAGCCATCTCGAACACTTGGCGTGCCTCGTCCGCCTTCTTGACAAGGCTCTGGTCCGGGCCACCAGGCCGACCCGCCTGGGCCATCACATCAGCCGATGCTTGATCTGACGCCTGCTGTAGGCGATTAAGATTCCGCTCCGAAGCCTTCCTCTGGATCATCATGGTCTGGCGCGGTTCGCTCATCGACTCAGCGGCGTTCGCTACGACCGACACGCCAGAAATGCCAATCTTCGTGATAACATCCAACATCGTGTGCACGCCAGACGCGAGCAGAGCATGAGCGGTCTCGATTGGGAACTCGCCTTGTTTGAGTTCCGGGGCATCCGCTGAGACTTCCGGCTTGAATGCCCCGATCTTGGTCAATTCCCATGCGTTCCCGGGCCGAAGCAAGGCTTTTGTCTTCTGCTCCATGACCTCTTGAGGAGACATTCTGGGCTTCCGCGTTGCCCTGCCGTCTGGCGATGCCATCGGGCCGAACTCATTGTTACTGACACCCAGTGCGGCAGACAAAGTCTCTTGTCGCTCTTCTGGCGGCGGTCCGCCGATAAGCCCGAACGCCTCAGCTTCTCGGGTTGTCAATCGAGGCCTACCCGATTCTCCGGTTAGCTCGTCAAGCTGCTTTGATGTGATTAGCGGGAGTTGCCTGGGTTGCGGCTGACCCATAATTCCTGGGTCGGGGGCGGCTTGGCCGTCTTCTTCGTGCAGCGGCTGCTGGCGAGTCTGGAGGATGGGAATGTCGTTGACGAAGGCCATTACCTTCCCCTGGGTTCGATGAGTACGTATTCAAACAGAATGTCGCCGTTTTCGTCTCGCTCTCCACTATCCCGCACCTTGATCTGCCCGTCACCGGCATCATACCACACGCCGGGTTGAACATCCGAGTCTCGCATCGGCTTCGGCGGAAGGCCAGACGCAGTAGCCGCCGCCGCTTTGTTCACGGGGTTGCTGACCGAGCGGGGGGGAGGCGCACTGCCACGACCACCGCTCCAGTTGCCCGTGAACAGGCTTCCAAGCGCTTTGCCGCCCTCGATAATACCCCTGATCGGTCCTCGTGTTGGCGTGTAACCGCCGAAGCTTGGGTCTCCCGGCGGGGCCACATTGGCCATCGGGTCCGGGTTCTGGTCGCCAAATTCTTCCCCAGGCACAGGCTGCTCCCCGCCGTCCGGCGGGTACATCGCCTCTTTCGCTTTGAGTATGCCCTGGTATAGATTGCGAACCATTGCCGGGTCCGGCGCAATAGACGGGTCTTGTCCCTCCCCCGAGACAGCCTCCATCGCTTTCTTCATCGCGTCGTTACGGTCTCCCACAGACCAATACATGGTACCGTCCGGAAGTCGGTGGCTTACGTCCTTCTTGGCGGAATCTGTGGGGTTGCGAAGATTCTCCAGGCGGATCTTTGCAGCTTCCCGCGCAACCTCCTTGTCCTCCTCCTCCTGCCTCTGGCGCTCCTGCTGATTTTGAAGGTAACTTTCCGCCTGCTCGATCTCCGTAGCCACCTCGTCGTAGTAGGGCTTGATGTGGTGGTTGATCGCCTGGAGCTTCTGCTCCGCTGTGGCCGTCGAACTCCGAACGCTATCGGTAGCCTCGTCCAGTTCGTACTTGCGACGGCGAAGCCTGCGAAGGTCCGCTTCGGTGTAGGTTTTTGCCCGGCCGCTTCCGCCGGGGCTGCGCAGGCTGGCGTGATATTCAACCACGACGTCGAGCGGCTGTTTCGTAACTTCGGCTTCGTATTCGAGATCGTCCAGCGACTTGCCCGTGGCCTGAAACACCGTTTGATCGAACTCCTGCCTCTTATCGGCCATTCGCGCCGTGTTGGCGGCCTCTGCCCGTACCCTGTACCGCCTCTCGTCAATCTCCGATCGCCTCTCGTACTGGCTCAGCGCGAGGTCTGCCTGCTCGGCCTGATTCATCTTCTCCCGCTCGTCCACGAGGTTGTAGTAGAACGCTCCTGGAGCCATACCCCGCGCCTCTGCCTCGATGCCGAGGGCTTTCCAGTCCGTGTACCCGAGCTTCTGCGCCTTCTCGTCCAGGAGCTTCTTTTCACGCTTCGCCGCCCCGAGACCAGCCCCGAGCTGCTCGATCCCCCGCCCCAGGTTCTCGAAGCTGCGCTGCATCATCGCCGCGTTCTGCGCATTCTGCTGGGCGGACAGTTGCATCATGGCTTCCATCGCGCGGAGTTGGTTCTGCGAGCCCTGGGCGAGCCCGCGACCCGTAGCCCCGGCGAGCCCGCCGTGAGGATTGCCTATCACAAAAGCCATACGTCACCTCACTATCGACTCAGGCCGTAGGCCATCATGCCACTGCCGGCCAATCCCGTCACTCCGCCCAGGACCGCGTTCTGCTGTGCCGCTGTTCGGTCCTTCTCCATCTGGCGCATCATTTGCAACTGCGAGTTGGTGTCACCGATCATTTGCCCGAACGCGGTCTGGGCATCGCCTGACGGGTACGGCACGTTGATGCTCGCCATCGTGTTCAGGAAGTTTCCTCCGAGCTTATCCTGAAGCCCCGTCAGTTGGTTGTAGAAGTCCTCCTGAAGCTGCTGGGCACCGAGTTGGCCCGTCTGCCATTGGGCGAAGTTCGCCTCGTCTGCACCGCGGGCACGGTCGACGCCTTGCTGGCCTAACTGGCTGGCGTAGGCCAATTCCCGCTCGCCGAGATTGCCGAGCAGGCCAAGCTGGTTAGCCATGTTTGTCTGATAGACGTTCTGGAGGTTAGCCGACCCCCGCTCCTGAGCACCGAGCATATTGGTCCCCAGCGACTCTTGAGCACCAAGCCCCTGTCCGCGAAGGCCGGCCATCATGTTCGCAGCTTCGCTGCCCATCTGCTGACGGGCCTGTGCCTGTGCGCCGGTCAATTGCGTGTCAAGCCCGATTCTCTCCTGCCGAAGCCGCTCTTCGAGCCGCCCCATATCGGCACGCTTTTCGCGTTCGACTCCGAGACCCATCGTGGCCCCGACCGTGGTGTTCCCCATTCCGCTCGACGCCAGGCTTTGCTGAATGTCGGAATTCCTCTGCCCGTAGGACTGCTCGATATCGCGACGTTCCTGGTCGCCGGCCCCCTTGAGGTTAGCCATAGACCGCCCGTAGAGATTTTTAAGCTGGCCGAGCACGTCGCTTTGCATCCCGCCAAGCCCGGCCATGACATCCTGCTCTCGCTGTCCGTACCCCTGGGTCATACTGCCGAGCAGGCCGCCTTGGCCCATCATCTGTTGCCCGTACCCAGTCTGCGCTTGACCAAGCACGTTTTGAGACCCAGTCCCTAAGGCCCCCAACTGCTCATTTCGGCTGCTCTGAAGGCCGCTGCCCATCTGGCTCGCGAAGTCTCCGAACCGCCCCAGATCGCTGCTGAGAAGCGTATTGAGCCGTTCTGCCGACTGGTCAAAATAGCCGCCACTCCTATCCTGGGCGCCCTCTCCGACCGCAGCGGGAACAGATTCTGACGGACCGAGCGGCATGGGGTCCGTGCCCGCAAGGAGCGGTTGCCCGCCGCCGGTAAAGGCGGACATCGCCGGGAAGCCCCATCCGCCCTGCTGATAGGGCGCCTGGTTGGTTTGGTTGGCCTGCTCCAGGTTCGTCTGCTGCTGGTCAGAACGGCTGATATTGGTTGGCGTCACTCGCTGGTTTGCAGACGTGCCCTTCATCAAGTCGGAGCCTTGCCCCTTAGCGATCGGCTGCCCGCCAGACTGCTGGCCACCGCCCAAAAGGCCTTGTAGTCCGTTCAGGACGGGATATCCCCATAGCCCCCCCTGTGTGGTCGACTGCCCCGTTTGTGTGCCACCAGCAGCCCCGGAGACGGCTTGCTGGCTCTGCTGGCTCGGGCTCAGTGTTTGGGTCGTTCCACGCTGACTGCGTGGCTGGTAGGGCTGTGTACCAGGGCGGCTTTGCTGCTGGACAGGCCCCAAGAAAAAGTCCAGGTTCGAGCCGTACTGGTTGGCGAGATTCTCATATTGACCGCCGGCCATCGCCGCTTGGTAGTTCAGCGACTCGTTCATCTTCTCCTGATTCTTCCGCTCTGCCTCGCGCTCGTCAAACATCTCCTTGAGCGCCTGAAATCCACCCACCCCGAGTTGGAGCCCGTTTAGTATGTTCATTCCGCCAGGTAACGAACCCATCGCACACCTCCTAGATCAGCACGAACAGCAGTTCGGCCGTCAGATTCTCCGCGTCGCCGGTGCCGCCCGCGACTGTGCAGGCCAGTTCCAGCGAGTCACCATGCTCCACGGCGTAGTTTGCAACCTGAATAGAGACTGGCGGGTTGTCGTGCCAGCCTACGGCGTCCAACTCCAGGCCGTCATCGTCCCAATCGTCGGACACTGCGGATCCATTGATTGTCACGTTCACCCTGCCGGGGGTTGTCGAGTCCTCTGTATCGGCCCGGAGCCCGAACGCAACCAGCTTGGCCGACGACAGCCCCCATCGGGAGCCGGTCAGGGCGACGTTCTCCAGTAGGTTCTCAGCCAGTGCCGACCACGCGCCGGGCACAAAGAGCCGGACCTGGGCCACCTTGTGGGCCGGCCCGTAGGACAGATCGGTCAGGGCCTCCGTTCCGTCCAGGGGCGCCCCGGCAATCGCGATCCGCGTAGCCGAGACGTGCTTGACGACCCCATAATACGTCGTGCCGTCGTATTCGTAACGCAGGGGCAGCCCGGCCCGGACGGACGCACTCAAGTCGGCGGTCGTCTCGACCACGTTCAGGCCGCGGCACCGCCAGACAACGCCGTCATCTTCAGTTGTGTCATCGCCGGGAGTAATACCCCAGACCGGCTCGCCCTCTGTGTCGTTTGACGTGCCGCCCTCGATGCACTCGTAAATGAACCCGTTGGCCACGGTCGGCTTCACGAACTCGCCCGCCAAATACGCCGTGTCGGCAGCCCAGTCTGGCACCGGCGTATAAACGCCGGCCGCTTCGGTCTCGTAAGTCGGGTTGGCCTCAATGTCTGCGAAAACGGACGCCCAGCCCTCCATGGCGCCAATGGCCGTTCGGACAGCCATCTCGGTTGGAAGGTTCGAGTTCGATCCAGGATCACCCACGGTCGTTACCAGTCCAAGACCGTCTTTCAAAACGCATGTATCAGCATCCCACTGAGGAATTGAATCCTCAGAGGTCGCCGCCGGGCCCGTCACGATGCTCCCCGCAGAGATGAGATCCGACGAGGCAATCGCCTTGCTCGTAGCACCCTGAACAAGCATGAGCAAATCGCCCGCGTTCAACGTTGTTGTTGTCGGTAGTTCGCTTACTTTCGTAGCCATATCACGGCCCCATCAGACCAAGGATTGCGTTACCGGCTTCGGCTGCAACGACCTCTCCTGCGCCGCCGCCGAAAGCCGCACCGGACCCGGCACCATAAATCGCCGCAACAGCAGCCGCCGACAGCGCCACACCCTTCCAAACCACAGTCTGGTCCAGCACGATGTCGTCATAGGTTGACGTACACAGCAGGCACACGGGATCTTCAGGATCGTCATAACCAAACGCTGACAACTCGCTATCAGTCAGCGTGCGTTGCTCGCCATCAAAATAGCACTTTGAAACACCGGACTCTCGCGTCCAAACGACGTGGTGCCATGTGCCTTCCTCCAGGGGCAGGTCATTGGCTCTGCCCGGATGTCCTTCTTCTTCTCCATAGGCGTAACCAGATCCGCCCAGATAAATATAGCCATCACTCAGGCCTGGAGTTTCAGGCATGATCGCGATCAGTCCAACGACGTAGGGGGAGCGGTCGCCGGCGTCCTCGCCAAAGCCAATCGTCAGGTCGCCGACAACATCACAACACTTGAACCATGTGGCGATTGTGAAGTCTTCGCCTTCTCCCCACCACCGAGTGTTAAAGTCGCTGCGTGCGTAGGTGTCGTAGCCGTACCGGATTCCGGTGCCGACGACGCCAGCCTGCGAGTGGACAATGTGGCCCGTTTCGCCCGGATCGAAATTGACCATAGAGAGATTGCCGAGCGCGTCGATAGGGGGGCCTGACGCCTCGTCCATACCGAGACAGCAGACCATTTTGGGGTTGTGGATATCGAGAACAGGATCCGCCCATTCAGTAGCACCCTCGATAGCAAGGTCATCTCCTGCTTCGGTAGCGATGTCGTCGCCCTGAACACCCAACGACTGCTGCCACATTTGCCCGCTGGCCAATGTTTCCATTTTTGATATCAAGTGTTGCACGCTATCGAGTTGCGTTGCGATGCTTGCCACGCTTGCCTGAGTCTGTGCGAGATCGGCTTCGGACGCACACGCGTCGGCGTCGGCGTCGCTCACAAGAAGCGCATGGATGGCGCGGAGTGCCTGACGCACTTCGCTCATTGTCTGCACTTCCGTTCTGAAGATCATGGCAGCCTCAATATGCCAGCCTGCGCGAGCAGGATGTCGATTGTTTCTGCCGACCACGGGCTGGTTCGGCCGTCGACGCGGATAACGGCGGCTTTTCCATGTCCCCGCACACGATCCGAGTAGTTTGCTCCTGGGCCCCAAGTTCCGCTACCAACGGCAGAATCTTCTTCCGTCGCCATGCGGACGGCCTCTTCTGGCGCATTGGCACAGAATACAGACCAATCAACGTCCCCGCTGAAAGTACCCATCCGAGCATTCAGCTCGTGCAAGATCCCAGACCTGCCGGACGGACCAATTTGAATGGGGCCGTACAGGATGCTCGACTCGATCGTCTCTCCATCGTCTGTCAACGAGCTTGGATCGTACCTCCTGACATATCCGTCCCGACCACCAAGCAGGACCAGTGAGCCCTCGATACTGGAGTCCACTGACACGCCAAGTGCGACCGGCGCGTGGTTCGTCTGGTGCTTTACCGGCCAGAACGACTTGTTCGCCCAGTCGATCCACCAATGGTTTCCATAGCCCCACTGATTGGTCAGGAAGAGATGAATTCCGTTATCTGCCACATCGAATGTCATCGCGGCATTCCATTGGCTGGGTGCTATGGCGGTGAGTTCCTTGGGCACTGCGTCAGATAGCAGAACTGGGTAAGCCGCACCTCCGGCCGTTGTAGGGCCTCCGGATGGGATCGCATAGAGCCCGTGGTTCGACAAGAAGACAATCGTCGCGTCTGGAGTCATGCAGAATGCGTTCCGCATGAGTACCCCGACCGACTGGCTGATCGGGTCCATTGAGCCGCCCGCTGCCGGGTCTCCGCGCAAAAGCCACATGCTTTTCGCGCTGGAGAACATGATGTAATCGTCGGTGTGTGCGATGATAGCCGTCAGGGGGTCTGCAATTTCTCCGAGCCCAGCAGCGGTCCCGGCAACGGCAGCGCCAGAGTCGGTATCGGAGACATTCCAGTCGTGGGGGTCGGACTGTCGGCTTGCATACCACACATGCGGGTCGGAATCTGCACCACCCAGGAATATGCGATCACGGTATCTGGCAATGAGGGGACAACCAAGAGGCATCACGCCCTTGAACGCCTGGGTTGCGTACTGCGCGTCGGACGCATCGTACTCGTCCGCTAGCCAGCGGCTCATGGTACCAGCAATGGGGTCGAAATACTTGGGGCATCGAGTGATGCGGTAGTCAGCCGTACCAGAAGCCAGCCCGTGCGCTGGCGACACAGTGATATAGCTCGACGCACTCACGACACTGTCGATACTGTAGACCCCAAGCATTCGAGCTTGCGCGATGTCTGTGCTTGTAGGCATGACCAGAATTGCATCGTGATAGCGGTTCGTCGAAAGCGCCATCTCCGCCGGGTCCGTTTGGCCGAGATCCACCTCGACTCCCGACCGCTGGTATGTTGGGAACGTCAGGCGATTGCTCGACGCGAACGTTACCCGATAGGCTGAGGACTTTTGATTCTCGCGTCTAATGATTCCGTGGTCGGCGAAGTAGATTCTGTCAGATCGCTTCGTGTGCGCGATCGTCCTATCTGACGCAAGCTTCGGGGTATTCGAGGCCGTGGGCGACGCTGTCTCGACAAGCACGGCACCATTGGACTCGTAGAGCTTGCCTCCACACGCGATGATGTTCGATCGTCTGGGTGCAACGCTTCCCACTACGAAATACGACACCTCGAAGCTTTGGATCAAGGGGCTCGTCGTTGCCGTGCCATCCATGCGAAGGTAGATGTAGTCATCGGGGAATGTGGCCCTGGTCTGGGTCGTTGTACCCCACGTCTCGGAATCGTCAAGCGGGCCGGCAGAGACCGTCACATCCGACCCGGAAAAGCTGATTGACACCTTGAAGGCATCATTCGCTGGATGGGTGAACGTGGTTGTGGTGGCTGCTGATTCGGCCGCTGGGTTGACGCGAGTGAATACTTGAAGCTGAACTATTCCTGCGAGGTGCTTAGTGAACCTGAGCCGTATGTAATTACTGACGCTCAGATCGGACGAGCACACGAGAAGTGACACGGAGCCCGGATCATCTACCCGGCGTTTGAACACGATGGAGTATGGCTCCCCACTCGCAAGGGTCAGCGGGCTGACGAGGGCGTACGTCGCTCCGGTACTTGGCGGCTGCATATAGGCGCCAACGCGAGCACCGCCAGACTCAATGTTTGTCACCCAGTCGCCCCACATTCCAACGTTCCGAAGGAATGTCTGTTTTGTGTATTGGAAGTTGTCTGATTCAATTGCCGGGGCTGGCTCGCCGAAGATTGTGGTGTCTGCTATCGCCCGAACGACCCTGTTGCCATAGAGCCCCATTGCGCCGGTCGAGGCGATTGTGAACGTTCCCGCCTCTGCCGAACAGTCGCCGACAATGACCGCCGTGGTATGTGACGTGATCGAGGCAATATCATAGACCTCACCACTGGTGGCGAACGTGATCTGCATTCCATCGTTGGCCTGCGTGAACGTATTGTTCGGGCACACCACCGTGGTGCGGTCTGTTCCGGCAGCATAGTTCATCGAGTTCGGCGTGATCGCCGCAGAAGGCGTTCTTGCGACATTGAAAGGGACGGACAGCCCCGGCCGAGAGCCACCGCGCTCGCGGCCCTCAGCCGGGTCTTCCGGCCTGACGTTCAGGCAGTCTGGAGTCGTGTACGGCGGCTGCTCCTGGTAGCCCTGCCGACGATTCAGGCCCCCGACTGGGAATCGGATTGTCGAGAAACGGGTTCTTGGCATTGCATCAGAACTCGCGGGCGATTCGCACCCAGTCAATACTGGCCGTGGCATTATCGCCATCGCCGCCGTTCAGAACGAAGTAAAACGCCATTTCTTCCGCCGTGGGCACTGTGGCTGTCGCCAGGGCACAGGTATCGGCCAGCGCGGTTCCGTTGACGTAGAATGTCACCGTGGTCCCGTCGCAGTAGAAGCCGATTTTGATGTAGGTGTCGGCGACCAGCGTTACGGCATCCGCCTTGACCACCACGCCAGCGCCGGACGCCTTTCGGTGCACAGTGGCGAGCTTGTCTCCGTCGGCCTCGACCCTTAAGAATCCGATATAGTCCTTGTCGGGCAGTGCTCCATCGTCACCAATCACGCCATCTTCAGCCAGCAGTCCTTCTTCGGCGAATCCGCAGAACAGGCCACTCAAGGCGTCGGCGATCGAGTTGACCTTGATTCGTGCCTCGAACCACGACTTTTTCCCAGAGGTAAGAACGAACTGCCCCGCCACGTTCTTCGAGCCAAGCAGGCTGATGCCGACGCTTTCGTCTTCCGTGGTCGTACTCAGAACCGCGACGCCATTGGGGTCTGTCGTGAGGCTGGCGATCGTTGTTCCGGCGGTTGCGCCGGTGAAGCCCTGGACTCCGCCCTCCAGGTACGTACTTGTCTGGTTGTTTGCAAGTGCATATCCGCCGTGGAAGTCGTTGAAGCATACCATGCCCTTCGTCGGATCGAGCATGTAGTCGATCACAGGGCACGCCGCCCAGAGCCCCGTACTGGGACCTCGCCCCGTATTCGAGCCACCGGCAGGGAATGCGGTGTCGAACAAAGACGCGGTTGTCGTCGTGCTTTGCGTCGCCAGTGTTTGAGCGTCGATATTCCCAGGCGTAACGAGAACGACGAAGGAGGACGAGTCTGCGGTACCCTCGTTGACGTACAACGTGGTCCCTGCGGTTCCATCGTGATGAATGAAGATGGCGCCTGGTGACCATCCTTCCGCCGCAGACGGAACAGTATCGCCCCATCCGATCATGTGCCCCACACCGGGCACCAACAGTGCCTTCTGGCTGTCCTTCAGGTGCGCCAGCCAAAGCTCGTTCCAGAGATTGTGAAGTCCCATTGGTTTATCCTCCAGGGAAAGTAAAGAGACGATTGTTTCTGACCACTATCGGAGGATAGCTAAGCGTTCCAGCTTCAATCTCGGAATCGCTCATTGCCACATCCGACCACTGTTCATCGGCAATCACACCCGGGAACACCGGAACAGCAGAGCCGTGCACAGTTGTCCTGGCACCGCTCATTGCATTTCCGCCCTTATCCACCGCCGCCGTGAAATGCTCCGCCGCCTGCGGACCGAGTAGAGACGCCCTCACTCTGCCACTCGCGTGCCTGACCACAAAGCGGTACGTCGCCCCGCGATGCCACCACTTCGCCGCCGTCTCCGCAACCGTCTCGGCTTCGTCGCCGTCAGTCTTGACCGCCACCTTAAACTTGTTGTCGGTGCTATCGAAGAACAGCCGGATGTAGTCATTCGCACCTTCGTGCCACCGCATGATCTCATATTCAGTACTGGCCGCAAACTCCTGCCGACTCCCAAACGAGCAGAGAACGAAGCTGTATGTCCAGTCGCTCGACAGTGTCACCTCCCGCGTGAGCACCTCAGCCACCTGTGCGGTCCCGCCCACCTGCCACGGCGCTACGCCGCCAACCTCGACGACCTCCAGACCGTCGATGTACAGTTCCGTGTCCGCCCCGCTCAGGTTCGAGATGGCCGTCACTCCCATCTGGAGACTCGTGCCTGTGGCCTGTACGGGTCGGGTCACGAGTCGAGTCCAGCAGTCTGGCGAGACGGCGGACTGCATCTGGGCCGTCGCTGTACTCCACGGCATGCGGACGTGAGCATACGCGCATGTTCCCCGCACCCAGGCTGACGCGATATACCAATGGTCTACCTCTGTGGTGACCGCCGGGCATTTCACGCCTGCATCTGCCGCCGTTCGGCTGATCTTCAACACCTTCGTTCCGGTCATCGGCGTCGGGGTCTCCGCAACCGCCAGCGCCGTGTCGTAGACAGCTGAGAACCCAGTCGTTGCAGCACACTGACTCTGATCGGCCGTGAACAGATTCGTCTTCGCCGGTGTCACCACCACACCATCCATAACCCGCCCATGAGGAACGTCGCAGACGAAGTGCTTGTATGCGGTGTTCGCGATATGGAGGCCGAAATGCAGCATACCGCCGATCTGACCAGCAAAATACGATACCTTGTCCACCTGCTCCCCTGCTTGGAACTGGTGTAGAGGCGTCCACACTGCCCCGTCAAAACTGCACCAAATCTCACTGATACTGTTGGTCGCCGTCGCGGATGACCCCGCCGATCCTGCCAGCCACCATCCGTTGTGCTGTGTCACCCAGACGAAGTACGGCTGCTGTGTTGGGCTGGCCAGGGGTTGCGGCACCGGTTGCAGCAGCGGGCGGGCCGTAAACGTGGTCATAGACATAGCCGACACACGCATCACATTATCGCTGGCGAATGCCAGTAAATCAGGATCGCCGTAGTCGTGATAATGCACCTGTTGACTGAGCGGCGATCGGGTCCACCAGTTTAGTTCCGACCCGGCCACCTTGCCCGTATACCAGTCCTTCCAGGTCAGGCCATCGTCGTCTGAAATGAGGCACAGCATACGATTAGCAGACTCTGACGTTCGCGGATCAGTATCCGATCCGTCCCCGGTATCAATCACCCACCTCTGCGTGCCAGCATGATATCCAATGGCGTGATTGTGTGATACGATCGGCCACAGATACGACTCGCCACTGGTTGCGGCGTAATCGAACCGCAGACACCTGCGCCACGTCCGGCCGCTGTCGGTACTCCGCCACGCATCATGCGCGTGATGGCCGGCCGCCGCTGCTTCGGCACTCGGCGCTACGGCGAAATATGCGGCAATGATCGTCCCGTGGGGTGCCTGCGTAAGGCCATACGACCACGAGTACCGCATCCAGGTAATACCGTCCTCCCACGCATCCCACCCGCCCTCGCCATCCGGAATCTGGTAGGTTGCTTGCACCCACGCCGACCCACTCCAGTACCAGACCTTGCCTCTGTAGACGTTGACGACTGGGTCGGTCTTTGCCACACGGTGATGGGTCACAACCAGCGGATAATTGTCACCCTGGATGCTGTAGACACCGCCGATCTCCTCTTCGTCGGACCAGGTGTTCACCGCTTCCCAGTTATCACCATCCACCGACTTGTACAGTACCTTGCCTGCATGGGCGTACATGTACGAACCTACCACGCAATCGGGTTGGAGGTTTTCGATCGTACCTCCGCCGACCAGATCGTCAGTATCACGGATGACACCGTTCGACGGCTCCAACGAGAGTACAGGAGCCGTCCTGCGTGTGTTCACGGCATACTCATCAAGAGATGTTTTGGCGGCGTTCTCCAGGTAGGCCACCGAGTTTCTGACCATCGTGCCTGCCGATTCCGCAACCGTTGTCGTACCCATTAGTTCCACCTCATATCAGGCTCGAATGTGTCGCGCCACTCGTCAAGCGTCAGCCACCGATCATTGCCCGGCGCGAACCACCGCTCTGGCATGGGGCCCAGATAGCGGTTGCCCGACAGCCCGCACTGCTTGGCCGTCTCTGCATTGAGCGCCCGCACCGGCCGGATGTGCCAATCGTTGCCAGTCCAGCGGAACGTGTTGTTCCATGCGAGACTCGGCCGCATAAAACTGACCAACGGCGGCAGCCGCTTCTCGCTGGTCCGCCATGGAATTGCAGCCACCCAAAAGTCGCAATCCACGATGACCTGCATTCCGCTCGTCTGGAGCACGTCGCCGGAGTTGATCGTCCGGCAGCCAATCATCGTTGTACGTAGGGATTTCGTCAGGTAGATGCAATGCGCCCAGTAGTTCGTCAGGGCACAGTTGGTCCAGGTACACCCGATGAATATAGCCTCTGCGACCTGCCCACCGATCGGCTGATCGGCCCAGCAGTGTGACGAATCGGGCACCGGTTCGGTGCTCTCGAACGGTCTGGGCGTCGATCCAACATCCACCCAGTGCACGTTGCGACATACCAGCCGCCCCTCTGTGCCGCCTCCCCAGCCGTCAGAGGCGTTTCCGATGTAGCACTTGATCGCCGAGAGGCCCCCGCCGAACCCCTTGATCGTCACATCCTCGATGACTGCGTCGCGGCCGATTGGCTCGATGCCGTTCGTTTTGACGCCCGGCCAGCCCAGGGCGGTCATGTCCAGCGTGTGCCCGTTGCCACGGATAACCACACAGTCACGACGGATTCGCATGCCCTGCCGTGGTGCATCGTGCGGCCAGACGATGTCCGCGTCTAGCTCGATTTCCAAGCCAGCCTCAGCCGCATGCTTCAGTTCTTCGTAAACCTGCACACGCATCAATACCACCCGACGATCTGGAAGTTCGTTCCGTTCGTGGCGTTTCCGCTTGCCAGAAGGGCAACCTTCGAGATCAGAAGGCCGGGCGGATTCACCCGCACTTCGCCCTCTGCGAGCACCTCGTCCCATCCGCCGACGCCCGCCGCGACCACGGCCGCCGCGTTCCACTTGACCTTGATCGTCACACCAGACGCCGGGGCGTTCGTGACAATGACCGCCGCCATCGCGCCATTTGGGGGCGTGAACAGCTTGCTCGTATTCGCAACCAGGTCGTTGCCGCCAGCGCCAGCCAACGCCACGGACTCCGCCGTCGCTCCAATGCCATATTTCCCTGCAACCATTGCCGTATCCTCATTCCAAAGTCGTTCCGTTGATCGTCACCGGGATGTTCCATGTTTGCAGATGCCGTTCTTCGCAGAACGTCCGGCCCGAGCCCAGCGTTTCCGGTGCCAGCAGGTTGTCCATGCTCACGGACGCCGCCAGCCGCTGGATGAACGCTTCCCACCGTGCACCGCGAACCTGCGAGCGGTGGATCTCCGCCGCCGCCATGCAGGATGCCAGGATCAGCTCGCTGTGCTGAGCACCGCCCAGGTGGTACGAGGCCCCAGCGGTCAGGCTGTCGGGCAGTACGACGTACCGGAAGGACAGGTTGTAAACCGAGTCCGGCGTCGGGTAGAGCATCAACTGGTATCGCTGGCCGGCCGTCGCCGCCCCGCTCTTGATCGCCACCGCCGCCATGTAGGGGATGCCTGTCAGGGCGTCGAACTGACGCCGCTCGCGCATCATCGCCTCACCCATGATCGGCAGGGGCGTGAACCACTCCTGGCTTCCAAAGGTCAGGGGTCCGTCGATGGCCGCAAAGTCGTCGGGCAGGTCGTAGTTGCCGTTCGCCGTTACGGTAAAGTCGTCCGCTTCGGCCGATGCGTCCCCAGAAACCACCGCTTCTGTTGACGAGCTGACGGCCGTAATCAGATACGAGGCCTCGCTGTCCGTGAACACCATCTGCTTGCCGACCATCGTGGCCTGAAAGCCCGTGGCCGTGATTGTCGTTTCGTCGTCGCCAGCGTCGTACACTTCGGCCGATTTCTCTCCAACCAGAGTCGGCCACGCCACGAGCGTCGTCGTCGGACGCAGGAACCGCCAGACGTGGCCAACTGACCGGCCGGGAAGCGGCGGCGGGAAGTACGCCTGCCGGAGCCCGCTCTTGAGTACGTCGTCGATCTCGTTCGCAACGTCGCTGGAATCGTCAAGCGCGGTCCTGCCGTAGCCCAGCTCGAAGCTAATGGCGTTCCGCAGGTCGTCTCGCGTCGTCGTCAGGGTCGATTCGGCCATTGCTTACCTCCCAAGGCCCGCCCCGGCCGCGTGGCCGACCGGGGCAGGCCGCACAGGAAGGAGAGAGTTACGCTTGGGTGGTCCCGACGTTCAGCAGGGGAACCCATGCGCCGAGAACCCCACCGCCGACATTGCCATGCCACTGAAGCACGGTAACGTCGCCGTCGCCGTCAAGCTCAAGAGACGCCAGGGCGCCGTCCAGGTCGGCCATCATCCCGCTCGTGACAGTCACGGTGTAGTCATCCATCGCGCCGGCGAGCCGAAACGCCTTCTTCTCGCCTTCGATCGTCCCGTCGGCTAGCGTGGCCACGGCGTCTCCTCCAGCCAGCGTGACACCGCCGATACAGACTGTGGTGCCGCCGACCATCGACTGGCTCGTGTCATTGTTGAGCATCCCGAGGTACTCGACGCAGCCGCTCGTGGTGTTCGGCAGATCCTCGACGAGCGCCAGGACCAGCGGGTAGCCGCGCACGCACGCAAAAGCGATCTCCGCGGTCGCCACATCCAGGTCGTCGCCAGCAGTGTCCACCAGTGCGTCGGTCAGGATGACATTGTTTGCGTCCGTCACGGTCTGAATGGTCGTTTCCTGGTATGCAACGATCGGCGCGCTGCCATCGACGTTCGACCCGCCGAACACGATAACCCGATCGCCCACCGCGGCGTTGGTGAACGCGGCGGTCGAGTTGAGGCTCCTTGTCGCAATCGTGTAAGTGTCCTGTACGGACGCGCCGACCGGACCGACCAGTCCCGTATCGTCGCTGGCCACGACCGCCACCGTCTGCAGCGCCAAAACCCGTCCGGGGCCATCCAGGCCCTGGTAGAAGAACTCGCCCGCGCCGCCCACGACCAGGCCTTTCCGGGAAGAATTGACCACCGTGGCCAGGCAGGTCTCAACCAGGCACACGCTGCCCGGCTTGTAAATCTCGATCATCTGGCCGGAAGCGTTGGCCGCGTAGTCCTGGGCGACGATCCCGGCGAACGCATTGTGGTTCGCGGTCGTCGGCAGGGCCACGTCACGACGACGGCTTTCGTCGATGTTCGCGGCGGTTCCGGCGGTCTGGACATAGCACACGCCGACGCCCTTGCGGAGCGCCGTGGTGCCGGTGAAGAACACCTTTGTGGGGAAACGATCAGCCTGCTTTCGCAATCCAAGGTCCATTTTAAGACTCCTTTTTCAAGCCCAGTTATTACCGGGCGTCATTGCCTCACACGCGGTAGAGCACCGTGTTCCGCCGCCGATCGGTACACATCAGGTTGATCGAGCCGTCCACATGGTTCGCGTAGGTGTCGTGGCGGTCGGTCAACTGGATCGGCCTGCCCTCCCTCATCATGCCGCCCTTCTGCGTGATGAAGTTCCAGGTGCCCATGTTCAGCATGTAGATCGGGTCCTGGACGACCCGGACGGTGGCGTCCTCCAGGGCCGGGACCACATGGATCTCGTTGCCCTGGAAGCGGACCTTGCCGCCCATGCTGTCAACGTCGCGACCCAGGTTCTGGTTTTGGGCCTCGCCGATCAGCGAGATGTTTCGACGCACGGGGAACGTCGTGAAGATTTTGCTGGAGTTGCCGTCGTTTAGGTCAGGGTGATCGGCACCCGTGGGCGACTCGAAGTTGGTGTACTCGGCCGCCTCGGCCATGACCTGGATCAGGTCGTCCTTCGTGAACTCCGCGTAGGTTCCCGTGTAGTTGCGCCAGTTGGCGTTGGCGGCGGCGTCGGTGTCCACGCCGGCGAGGTCCGACCAGCCGGGCGGGTTCTGGCCGTTGAAACCCTGGGTTGCTGACTCGACGACCCAGTGGGGCACGCCCCAGATGGTCTTGTTGTCGCTGGGCGCCGGGCGGCCCCATCCACCACGCTCCACCATGTCGATATTCGACATCATGGCCTGGAGTCGGCGGTTCTTGACGGTATCGACCAGACGCTCGGGGCCGGCGTTCATCGCCTGCTCCTTCACGTCATAAAACCAGTTGGTGTTCGTGAATCGCAGGGGGACCGACGCCATGGTCATCACGTCCGAGATGCTCAGGCTGTCCTTCTCGAACAGCCCGACCATCTTGGCCTGATCGCCGTGGGTCAGCATGATGGGGAACTCGTATTCGTAGCCGCCGTCGCAAACGATCGTGCGAGACGGCTTCACGAGATCCTTTACCAGGGTGTAGCGGCGGTATCTCTGTGCCGCCTGCACAAACTTCAGCTTCTTGAGCTTCTTGCGTGTCAACAGCACGAGATCCGCAAGAGCAGAGGGTTCCATCGTAGGCATTGCAAAACTCCTTTACGAGTTGATGTTCTTCATTCGCTCGCGAACCGCAGCAACGGCGTCTCTCGTGCCGTCCCCGTTCTTGCGGGGACGAACGCGATCGGAGCTTGTGCCACGCGGCTGAACTTGCGCGGCGCGCCGCCGGACCTGGCCGGCCAGCTTGCCCCGCTCGATAGACGCGAGCTTGTCTCCAAGCACGGCGTTCCGCGCTCGCTCGAAGAGCACCTCGAACCGCGGGGGCTGCTGGCCAGAATTGACATACGCCTGGTTGAGCCCGATCGCGGTCTGGATGATCTGCTGGCGGTTTTGCGAGCCGATGGAGGTCTGAGGCAGTTCCATGGTGTACCCGCTGCCGAGCACGTCCTTATAGGAGTCGCCCCACTTCTCCACCAGACCGTCGAAACGCTCCATCATGTGCTCGGCTTCTCGCCGGGCGATCTGCTGATTCAGGGCACCCATCGCCTGCGAAACCTGCTGCTCCAGCGTCTGGTAGCGGTTCGCATGATACTCATGCAGGGCCTGAAACTGCTTGCCGACCGCCTCGTCGCCGAACACTTCCGTGTCCAGTTTGAAGTCGGGGACCTGGGGAGCACGTTGTTGTGGAGTCTGCTGCTGCTGACCGTCGGCCTGCTGCATGGATTGCCTGAAGCGGGCCTCGATGGCTTGGCTTACGCCGGCCAACTGGCGGTCTATCATGCTGATTGCTCGTCTCGCCGCAGAGGCTGAGCCGAAGGACTCCACATCCTCTTTGCTCAGGCCCCGGCTGGCGGCTTCGGCAATCAGCGCCTCGTCAATGGCGTCCACGGGGAGCGCCTCGGGCTGGGAATCTTCGTCGTCATCCAGCTCCGTATCGTCGTTGGCCCCGGAATCGTCATCGAGGCCATCGTCTCCAAAGTCGTCACCTTCCCCTTCGCCGTCGGGCTCTGGCACATCCGCCATGCGCGGGAGCATCGAGCCCAAAGCGACCAGCGTTGCCATCAGGATCATCCACGTTACCATTGTCGTTCTCCTAATCCGCGTCCGAGTATCCTGCGTCGAAGTTCCGCACGCCGCGGAATCTACAGTATTCCTTGTAGTGCTTTCGGGATCGGATGATGGCCCGGCCGCGGTCGTTAAACTCCGTCGGCACGCCGCCAGCCGCCGCCTCCCGCATAGCCTTAAACCGCTGCTGCGGGGTCACGCCGATCGCCCAGTTCTCCATCGGCCAGCAGCCCGCTGGGGTCGTAGCTGGAAGTGACTCCGCCGAGTAGTCGCGCCTTCCGATCTTTCCGCCGGGCAGCCGGATCGTCCCGTTCTTTCGCTGGCGGGCCTCCATCTCGGCGATGGTCATGGTCAACTCGACCCGCTTACCATTGGCCGTCTTGTAGACATAAGTCGGCATCGCTAAGCCTCAATACGCAGTCCGATTCATCGCAGCCATCTCATCCGGCTGGGATTTTCCGCCCAGCAGCAGACTCTGCATGACCTTATCCTTTCCCTGATTCGTGGCAGACGGCCGGTTAATTCGCTCGTAGGTGCGATGCGTGACCGACGGCTTTTTGCTGAACTTGCTCGGTGGCTGGCCGACCGGCTGGTCGGTGCTCGGTTCTTGAGGTGGTTCCAGGTGCTTGATGAGCCTTGCCAGCTCAGGCGTGTTCGACAATCGCGCCCTCAGCTCCAGGTACTTTTCGACATCCACCGTCATGCCGGACTGCTGAAGCAGCTCCATGACCTGCACGACCTGCATGAATGTCTGGTCAATGACTTGCAGTTTCACCTGCGGAGAGTTATCGCCCAGCGAGTACACGTCCACGTCGAAGTTGTAGTCGAGGAAGTCGCCGGCGATATCTTCCGGTGTGAACGTCCAGGGGATTTCAAGCTCGCCGACCTGCTTGGTGATCGGCAACTCGATGATCGGGTCATAGAACAGCCACCACGCCAGCGACCGGAGCACGGACCTGGACATGCCAATGACCTTGTTCTGCATTTCGCCGACCCGCTTGCTCGCACTTTCCGTGAGAAGCTGGTCCTGGGTTGCCGTCCGCGACTGCGGCCCGAGCCCACCCAAGGCGTCGAGGTTGCCGTTCTGCATCTTGAACTCGTTGGACATCTGCATGAAGAACGCCATCGTGGCTTGGTCCACGCCCGGCATTTTCTCCATCTTGGTGTCGCCCCAGTTCTCGGCGCGGATCGCCTCGAAGTCCGAAGCCTTGTCAAGCCGGTCTGCCTGCTCGGCCGCCTCGCCTGAGTAGAGGAGGACGTTCTTTGACTTCACCGCCTGGCGGGACATCTTGTTGATGAGCACGCTGATGAGTTGCGAGAGGTCGGTCATTTCCGCCGCCGGGCAGAGCGGGATCAGGTGGTCGGGTACGTCCGAGTAGCCCAGCAGGTGGTACGGCCCCTCTTCCGGGCCTTCGTAGTCGATTTCCCTCAAGACCATGCTCAGGTCGTAGGAGCAGACGGTAACGATCCGGCGATCTTCGGGCAGGAAGAAGTCCCACAGCGCGACCTTCTTGGATAGCGACTGGTCGGGATCGTTGCGGCCCTCCTCGATCGTCATTTCGTCAACGCGGTCTTCGGCGTTTTTGCCTTCTTCTTCGGAATCGTCGCCCGAGTAGTGCTCCAAGAGCTTCGACACCTTCTTCTTGTCGTAGTAGCCCGAGTCGGCCAGGTATCGAAGCGGAATCATGTAGCGGTGGCCCATGAACTCGCAAGCGGTCTTGCGGCGAGTCCGGTAGTCGAACGCGAAGTCGTCGAACGAGATGCACTCGGCGAACGGCTGTCCGGGGTCGTCGGACATATCGGGCCGGGGCGTCCTGGAGGTCGGCTCCAGGCCCGTTCGCACGATACCCATAAGGAAGTGGGCGTCCACTACGGCGCGCTTCAGGGTATCTTCGAGACGAATATCCTCAGCGAGTCGGTTGACCGCACGCGCGAGGCTGTCCGCAGAGTTGGTGAGCTGGTTGTGGACGTAGATGTCCCGCGACCGCGGGGTAACGGACGCCTGGGGCCGGTTGGGCATGAGCATCCGCGAGTAGATGGTCACGGCCATCCGCAGCATATTCACCGTGTCGCGATCTGACTTGCGGACCCCGTAGTGGGTGCCGACGTAATCCTTGATGGCGCTGGCGCGCTCCTGCCGGTACTTGCGAAGCTGCTTTCGGCTCCAACGGATGGCAGGCGTCAGTCTGTCGATTTCCTTGGCAGCCATCAGAATGACCACCTCTTTTCGTCACGGGCAAACATGAGAAACCGGCCGCCTACCGAATCTGGTCCGGGCCGACCGCGCTCAATTTGCCTCAGTACGTGGTTGACCTTCTTGACATCGAGCAGCATCTTGCACGCCAGCGCGTGAGCGATGATACGGTCGCCGTGGTTCCCCTTGGAGGTCCGTGGATCGTCAGAGCCCATGGACTCATCGAACACGATCTGGTTGTCGTCGCTGATGATGAAGTGCGGGGCTTCGGAAAAGGTCTTGCTGCTTCGCATGGTGACGCGGCCTTCGATGACGCCGCGGCGGAAGCCGTGGAGGATCAGGGCCTTCGAGGCCGGTGAACTGTGCCAGCCGGGCTTGTCCGACGGCCGACGCTTCACGCGGGCTTCGTCCTGCCGCCAGTAGCAGTTGCGGAACCCGAGACGGAGAATCTCCTTGGTGAAGGCCATGCCGGTCGGGCCGTTTGCTTCCCAGATCAAGACCGCGCCGTTGCCGTCAGGGCCGGCGAAAAAGTTGCAGAGCCCGACGGCGATGCGGGCGAACTGGATCGGATCGACCGAGCCCGATGCGTACTCCGCGACCTGCTCGCCAGTCAGGCGGTCGTAGACCGCCAGGGCGGAGTTGCTGTTGCCTTGCTGACCGGGATCGCCCGAGCCCATGGACACGTCGGCCCCGACGCAAAACTCGCGGCCGTTCGTGGATGGCCTGCGCACCTCATTCAGTCCGCACCACAGGTCCAGGTCGCCACCCGAGCGGGTGCGAAACCCGTACAGCTCGCCGGAGAACGGGTCGATCTCCAGAACGCCGGTCAGCAGCGGCGGCCGGATGTCGGCACGGGACTCGATGGCCTGATTGAACTCTGAGCCGAAGAACAGGTAGCTGGACGCCTCGTAGTCGATGTCGTGCTCGCGAGCCATCATGGTCGGGTCGTTCGTCCGCCTGCACTCGGCGTCGTACCAAATGCTCCTCATTTTGCCATCAAGGATAAACGGGTACTGACGCCGCTCCTTGACGTGGGCGTTCCAGTATTCTTCGTCCAGTATCCTGAGCCCGCCTTCCTTGGACGTGTAGAGGCCGATCCTCTTTTCTGGATGCAGGGTCCAGTGGATTCGGAAGCGCCGGACAGACCCCTCGACCTTGTGGATCAGGTCATAGAACACGCCGACCGCACCCATCCGCGGGGCGGTCCCGACGGCGATCCGTGAGTTGGTCGTCGCCTGGCTGGCCTCCCACGCCGACTTTGCATCCTGGAGCCGCCACGCGGGCAGCTCGTCGAACAGGATGGACGTCCGCCGGCCGGATCGGCCTACCTCGCCCGTGGTTGAGGTTCCGTCGATCACCGCTCCGTTGTCCAGATTCTGGATGTGGAACGAGGTCCGATCGGTATGCGGCCGCAGGAAGTTCGGCAGGTGCGCAATGGCGAGATCCAGCTTGGCGAACAGCGTGTCCGGGTCGCCCTTACTGTCCACGAGGTCGCCGACGCGGCTGGCGACCAGGAACATTTCGTTCGAGTGAAACAGCCACCGCCAAAGGAACACGTACAGCACGCACCAGGTCAGCCCCATGTCTCGGGACTTCTCGATTCCCGCGTCGTGCTTTCCGATGCAGGAGTTGAGCGTGAGCAGAACTTGATCCTGGACGGGGTAGGTGTTGAACGGCAGGACCGCTGGGATGCGGGGCTCAAGCAGGAACGCGAAGCTGTTCAGGAAAAACAGGATGTCCTCTCGGCACATCTTCTTGACGACCTTGGCGTGCTTCTCTGACTTGTTGCACAAGGCGATCAACTTGCGTCGCCAGGCGATGTTCTTCTCGGGGTCTTTGGGGACAAGGTGGTAGTGGGGGCACTGGTGCTTGCTCGGTTTCCAGTCGTGGGCCAGTGGCTCATAGGGCCGCTTGCCGGACTGCGTCTCCGAGATTGCCCAGGCGGTGTTCATCGGCGGATGCTTTCCGAGAGGCGTTCGACGTCCTCGAGCGCGTCCAGGGCCGGGTCGGCAGACTGCTCGCCCAGGCGTCGGGCGGCGGCCGTGCCGTTGAAGGGCTTCAGGTATTGGGTGTAGAACTTGGCCCCGCCGCCTGGCTCGGTGGCCTCCTGCCAGAGCCCGAGTGCCGCCCGGCTGGGTATCCCCGGTGCGTGCAGGTCTTCGACGTCGAGCAGGCGGGTGGCAGCAACCCACTCAAGCTCCTGGGCCTTGGTCGCCTTTTTCTCGGCGGGGATCAGAAGGGCGAGGGACCGCAGCTTGGCTTCACGGGTCGAGCCGTCCAGCAGTTGGGCTTCGGTCTCGGCCTCGACCTCCTCCTGCTCAACTTCGATTGGGGGTGGCGACTTGGGTTGTTTGGGCTTTCTGGGCGGTCTCATCGCGATCTCCTCGCGAAGCTGTGCGAACTTGATGTACCCAAAATTGGGCAAATCCTCACACTGCTGAGAAGATAGCTGCGCTTTCCCGTCCATGTCAAGTACATTTTCGCAATTCAGGGTATTATTGCCCACCTCCTGCAATAGATTAACGTACCGCTTATCTTTTGGGCACGGGCAACGCATTTGGAGCCATGGGATCAGCTCTGGATGGCGGTACAATGTGTCCTGAAGCCCAAGATATAGGCTGTCCAGCTTCGGCAACCCCAATATCTTGTGGTAACGCATGACTTCAGAGCCGAACATGCGAATGGTCTGCCCCTTGGCCACGGACGTCGGATCGGTGAACCGCAGGCGGTCGTGAAGCCAGGCCCTGACCCACAGCACCCAGTCAGGCTCCTCGTCAGAAGACCACCTCCTTAGCACCCTGGTGAACTTGCCCCGATCTTGGAACTGCTTCCTGAGCTTCCGGCCTTTCCGCAAGCGAAACATGGCGGAAGTGTACCAAGTTAGCGGACGCAAACATAGCGTGGGGGGGATTTTCGGTGGATTTTCGGTGGATTTTCGACTCTTCGGATTTAATTCGGACTTTCGACCAGTTGACCGCAGTTGCAGTGGTACTGCAAGCTCCGCGGTGTTAATCTGGGTATTATGCGCATATTATGCGCATATTATGCGCATATTATGCGCATATTATGTGAATCCCCACCTTTTTCCTGGCGCCGGGAAAATGGTCGGATTCTTCTTGATCCGGCCCGGAACGCGGGGTACACTTCGGGCATGAAAAGAACACCGTCCACCTTCCTGCAATTTTCCACCGCCAGAGCATGGGCTGTTGACCATCGGGGAGTCCGCGAGGCCCCCGGCCGTCCCGGTGTCGGTTTTCAGTGGTCAGCAGCCCATGCCTTGGGGGTCTGCCATGGCCGGCGACTGGATTCCGATTCGCAACGCGATAGCCACTGATCCGGCTGTCATTTCAATCACCGCGTCTGTTGAAGCGATGGTCGATGAGGACCACACCGTCGGCAAGCTATGCCGCCTTTGGGCGTGGGCGAATGAGCACCTTGCCACCAGTAACGCAAATGTAACGCCCGAAGCGTTACAAACTCGTGCGCAAGTGTGCGCGCGCGGCGTTACAGCGTCGTGGATCGACACATTCTTGTGTGCCCCAGGGTTCGCCGATGCCATGATCGAAGCGGGCTGGCTATCTGTCGAGGATGGTAGCATCTCCTTCCCAGACTTCGACCTCTACAACTCGCAAAGTGCTAAGCAGCGGCTACTTACGGCCCGAAGGGTAAAAAGGCACAGGGCCATGGGGACGGCCGAAAACGTGAAACGCAAGTGTAACGCTCGCGGCGTTACAAAAGCGTTACCAGAGAAGAGAAGAGAAGAGGAGAGTATAAAGAATGAGAGTACTCATTCTTTACCCGGGCCTGATCCGAAGCCAAAGTCCTGCCGCCCGAATCCTGCCGCCCTCGAAGCCATCTACCAGTCCTACCCCCGCCACGAGGCGAAGAAGGCCGCCCTGAAGGCCATCGAGAACGCCCTGCTGGAGATCGCCAAGAGGCCCGACGTCTCCGACCCGGCCGCATGGCTACTGGAACGCGTGGCCGCCTACGCCGAAGCCCGGAAAGGCCAGGACACCAAGTACACCCCCCACCCGGCCTCGTGGTTTAACGCCGGCCGGTACGACGACGACCAGGAGCAATGGAAACCCAAGGAGCCCACCAATGGACCCAAGCACGACGACATCACCACCAACGCCAAGTACGAAAAGTGGCTACGTCCTGCCTTCGATGACCCAGGAGCAGGCCCTGCGGCGGACGGCGTGGCTTGAGAGCCGCGGGGAGTCCAGAATCCGCATGGCCGACATGATCGGGGTGCCCAGGACGTTCTGCCGCGGAGAGACCCTTCTGCCCACCCTGACCGACCCAGGAATCATCGAGCAGCGGGCCAAGCGGCCGATCATCGGCAAGCACGGAATGTTGATCGCCGGGCCGGTCGGGGCGCACAAGACCCACCTGCTCTGCGCCCGTGCGGTGGCGGCCTGCTTTGCCGGCCGGGAAGCCATGGTGGTCGGCTGGAGCGACCTGCTGCTGGCCGTCCGCGCCACGTTCAAGCAGGACGCCTTCGAGACCGAGAAGCAGGTGATCGAGACCTACGCGGGCTACGACTACCTGGGCATCGACGACTTCGGCATCGGCAACGCGAAGTCCGAATCGACGGAGTTCACCATGCGGGTCGCCTACGAGCTGTTCAACGCCCGGTACGAGCGGGGGACGGCGGCCATCACGGACCTAACCACAAACCTCGCACCCGACGAGATCGAGTCGAAGTTCGACGCCCGGATCGCGCGGCGGATCGGCGAGATCACCAACGTCTACGTCATGGACGGCTCGCTAAAGATCGGCCCGATCCCCCCCGCGCCGGGAAGCGACACCCGCGAGCACAGAGAAAGCCAAGGCCGAACCTGGAGCGAGATCGACGCATCGAGGCAGCGAAGCATCGAACGACTCAACGCCCTCCCAGCCGAAGAACTTGACCGACTCACGGAACTCGCCATCAAAAACGCATCACCAATCGCCAGAATGGCCATTGACGCAGGAACACAAGACCCACTCGAAAGCCCAATACTCAGAGCCGCCGTCATAACCGAACTCGATAAAATGCAAAAGGTTGCGTGAAAACAGAAAGGAGGAACGCCATGAAGCGAACAATAACCCTTGAGCCCATCCCGGGTAGCGTACAATTTCGTGCATACTGCATGTGGTGCGGAGAGCCAATGCGTGTGCCGCACAAAACCTACACGCTGGAAGATGGAGAGGACCGCTTTATCTTCGATTGCGGTTGCGGATCAAAGCCTCCGCCAGCGCATACGGGGCTGACGCCAAGGATGCGGCATCACCTGTCCAAGACTCAGTAGCCCGCCGCTGAGCGGGAGGGAGGAAACATGATTCCAGAGCAACCAGATACGACTATGCAGATTTGCGTCATTGCTACCGCGTTCATTGCCGGCGTGTTCCTCGGCGCGATGGTAATGCACTTGGGGAAAAAGCCGATGTACAAGCCGAAGGAGAGGATTCTCTGGACCAGGACCGAAGATACGATTCCCGCAGGGCGCACCACGCTCTACATGCTCGACGCCATGCAAGACATCCCCCCGGCTGTCAAATGCCAAAAGTGCGGCGGGCCAATCTGGGTCGCGAGCGGGCACAAGTGGTGCCCACGGTGCGACCAAACGCCAGGATGGCTCACCGCCGAATCTCGTGATCGACTTCGGGCATATGGGTACAACATCCCAGAAAAAAACGACAAGCAGAGAAACTACAACAGGCGAAATCGTCGAGGAAACCACGCGCCACGGAAAGATCGGGCATAAAACTACATAACCATACCCGCGAAAACAATCGCCTCGCCAGCAGCCTGTAAGACCCCTTCCTCGACCAAATAACATTATTCAAGAGAAACTGTATTGCGTGGGAGAGAGTAGGCGGAGGGGATAATCAAGAGCCGGACGGAAAGCGACCCCGGGGGGTGTGGCAAATAATCCGGAGTGCTCCGTTTCAACACCAATCACCAGATAACCCAAAACCTGGCAATTCTACACAACGCAACATAACCCCCGTTATCGGACGTGCAACAGACCAGCCACCCCGGCTACGGTTCCTCCTCGTCGTCGTCGCCCTGATCAACCTGACCGCCGGCCCCAGCCCGAAGCCCTGCCAGCCGACTGCCGGGCGCAGCATGCCGCACCGGCTGTATCTCGGTGGCCACAATCTCCAGGTTGCAGCGCCGCTCGCCGGCGGCGGAGCACCACGATCTGGTAACCAGGAAGCCGCGTACCTCGATCAACTGCCCGTGCTGCGGGACGGAAGACACTGGCCCGTAGGCCGCCACGTCGACCACGCACGGACAGGGTCGCATTCTTCGGCCGCGGCTTGTGGCGTCGAGCAGAAACCGGACAGCCGGTAGCCGGCGACGAGTCACCCAGCGGACGGGTGGGGCTGTGACCTTGCCGACGGCATGGATGGCGACGCCCTGGCGGTGGCGGACGCGCGGCGGCGCGGCCTGTCCTTCTGCGCGCTGAGCAGTCCTTGTATCCACCGACTCCATACCCACCACGATACAGGAAAACGAGACAGTTCGACATATTTCTTCAGAAAAGTGACTCCTCGATTTGCATACAGCCGAAGTGTGTGCTACACTTAGTATGTCGGCCATGGTGGCCGGGACTAGACAGGAGACAAGACGATGATCAAGACACTGGCGAAAGCACGGAAGGCGCACCCGCTGGCTGCGGCGGTACTGCGGCAACTGGGGGGGGGGCGGGAGGCACTGGAACAGGCGATTGAGGCCGGCCGTCATGGAGCCGACGCCGGATGGCCGGGGTTCACCTTCTACGACGACACGGTCGGCTTCACCCGCCGGCACCGCGCCGCGATCTGCGGGGCTGTCGAGCAGCTCGCCGCCGACCTGGGCGAGGAGCCGATCGCGATGGTACGGGGGTTCCGATGTCTTGGCGGCGACATCAGCCACCGGGCGGTATCCCAGGCTTTGTGGGGCGGTCGCGGCGCGGACAAGGACGAAGTGGAGCAGGTCGAAAACGCGCTCGCATGGTGGGCGCTCGAGGAGGTGGGGCGGGCATTGGCCGACGACTAACCCCCCCCCTGCCCCGAAGCGCGTAACCGGGATTCGCCTCCCGGCGGGGCTGTTTGGCCGGCGTTCTCTTGACAGGAGGAAATATCATGCGGCAATGGAATGACTTCTCGGGCCAAGAGCTGTACGAGGTGCCCTCGTGGCCACCGGACCACACTGGCGAGTGTGATATTTGCCACGCCAACGGCGTGGCGGTGTGGACGGAGCCGGACGACCCGGGCGATTGGGACTGGTGCCAGGGATGCATTGAAGCGCTCGCCGAAATGCGATGTGTGTACTCAACCACAAGCTGAGGAGGTCTGGAAAGTAGCCCCCCTGGGGACCGCGGGCGGTTCGAGTCCGCCCGGGGGCTTTGCGGGCGCGTGGCCCGGGATTTTGACAGACAGGAGAACAAGAACATGTACATTGCAATTCCACATCGAGGGCGCCCACACTGGGGCCGCGAGTGCAGCGGCGGTCACGACATTTCTGACGGCGTGGACAAGTGCGAAGCAGACTGCGACGGCTGCCGAGACCTGCGGGACTCGCACTGCTGCCTCGGCACCACGAGCACCACGCCGGCAGAGCTGGCGGCACTGGTCCGCGACTACCACGGGCACCAGCGGGCGGCAGTCGTGGCGCTCGCGTGCGGCGACTGCGAAGTCACGGAGCACATGCAGGAGGAGCCGTCAAGGAATACTTGACACTTGGCCGGCCTGAGACAGGAGACAGGACATGGTAACTGTAGTGAACGCTGGAGCACTTGCTGGGTACAGTGGTACCGACCACCTCATCGACGATTCCGGGATCGCCGACATCATCGGCCGGCAGTACCGCAGCGTCGGTGACGCTCTCCGGGCCGCCGATAGCCGCTGCTGGATGGCAGCGCACAATGGGCGGCCGGCGCGCCGCCATAGATACACCTGGGTCGAGTGCCGCATGGCCAACGGGGAGACAATTAGCGCGAAGAGTGTCTGACGACGACCCTCACCCTCGGGCTCTGCGGAGCCCCTGGGCCTGGGCCGTGGTGGACCAGGATTAGACAGGAGATGACCAATGGGCACAACGATGACAAACTCGGAACTGAAGACATGGCTGGTCGAGCGCAACGCATGCGAGCCGGCGCTCGCTTGGCTGGGCGACCGCGACCTCGCGACGGCGTGGGAGGAGTGTGAATCGCCGGGCTGGATGCTGTGGCTGTGCTATCACGGCGGAATCTCCGATGCGACTATGCGCATGCTCGCGTGCCGATTCGTCCGTGAGACGCCGATGGGCGACGGCCGCATGGTGTGGGATCTGCTGACGGATGAGCGGAGCCGTACAGCAGTCGAGGTGGCCGAGCGGTACGCCAGAGGTGAGGCTACCGCTGAGGAGTTGCGGTCGGCGTGGGCGGCGGCGAATGCGGCGGCGTGGGCGGCGGAGGCGGAGGCGGCGGCGGCGTGGGCGGCGCGGGCGGCGTGGGCGGCGGCGGCGCGGGCGGCGGCGGCGGAGGCGGCGGCGTGGGCGGCGGCGGCGCGGGCGGCGGCGGCGCGGGCGGCGGCGGATGCGGCGGCGTGGGCGGCGGCGGAGGCTGCCCAGTGTCGGATAATCCGGGAGCAGGTACCGCTGGCGGACATCGTCATCGCCCTCTGCGATCATGGCAAAGCGTGACGACCCTCACCCTCGGGCTCTGCGGAGCCCCCGGGCCTGGGCCGTGGTGGACCAGGATTAGACAGGAGATAGGAGAATGGTAGCGAATCGAATTGCCAAGTACGTGGTGAGAATCCCCGGCAGCGTCACGCGCAGCGAGCACCGCACGGAGCGAGCGGCTCATCGGGCATGCAGAGCCTACGGACCCGGATATCGGGTCTACGCCACGCATGCCGACGGCAGCACGACGGGGCCGTATCGGACGGACGACCGCATCGCCCGCATCCGCCGCGAGATTGAGGCGGGGACGTATGTTACCGATGCGAAGGTCGAGGCCACCGCCGAGCGGATGCTCGGCGTGGTAAGGGAGGTGCAATCGTGACGAATGAAAACCTGGTATTGTGGCTCCGGCAGCACGGCGCATGTGCGCCCGCACTGGATTGGCTGGGCGACCGAGACCTTGCGACGGCGTGGGAGGATTGTGAATCGCCGGGCTGGATGCTGTGGCTGTGCGATCACGCCGGCATCTCCGATGCGACTATGCGCATGCTCGCGTGCAGATTCGTCCGTGAGACGCCGATGGGCGACGGCCGAACAGTGTGGGATCTGCTGACGGATGAGCGGAGCCGTACAGCAGTCGAGGTGGCCGAGCGGTACGCCAGAGGTGAGGCTACCGCTGAGGAGTTGCGGTCGGCGTGGGCGGCGGCGGAGGCGGCGGCGTGGGCGGCGGCGGAGGCGGCGTGGGCGGCGGCGTGGGCGGCGGCGCGGGCGGCGGCATCGGCGGCGGCGCGTGCGGCGGAGGCGGCGGCGGAGGCGGCGGCGCGGGCGGCGACGCGGGCGGTGTGGGCGGAGGCGGCGTGGGCGGCGGCGGAGGCGGCGGCGTGGGCGGCGGCGGAGGCTGCGTGGGCGGATGCGGCGGCGGAGCGGGCGGCGAATGCTGCCCAGTGCCGGATCATCCGAGAGATGATTTCGGTACGCGATATCGAGTCGGCAATGGAGGCGCAATAATGACCGAATATGAGCGACTTCTCGACGCTGTGCGGGCCCGAAGGCAGACCCGTCGCCAGACATGCGGATGCGCTTCGGATGCCGTGGCGTCAGCAGTAATTGCGTTCGTGTGTTTTGTCACTCTGCTCCTGATTGCAATTGGAGGATATTATGCCAGATGACACGGTCACATTTCAGGTTGCGAAATTTCCGCGCGAGCTTCGGAAGAGGATCAAGCTACTAGCCGTAAAACGCGGAGTGCCAATCTACGAATTGGTACGCGACGCGCTTGAGAAACTGGTGGATGAAGACTGATTCTCCCTCCTGTCGCCCCCGGTTGGCGTCTGCCGGCCGGGGGTTTTCATGCGCTGGTCGGCACAACAACCCACGTCTGCGGGTAGAGCCGAGAGCCGTCTCCGCGCGGATAACCACACGGCCACATCATTCGCGAGATCGCGTCCAACGGCGAACGATTTCGAGCCCAGATCCACGGTCCTGGAAACATTGCCCCATATCCAGACATCCACAACGAGGCGTCCATCATCGCCTGGAGCGGTCATGCGAAACGTGACGCGGCAGCCCTCACGGGCAATCCTCTCAATGATGCCGACAATATCTAGCTCTTCTCGGTCAGACATCGCTAAGCCCCTTCAGCAACGGGCCGTCGGGCGTGGTGTAGCTCACTTCGGCACCCCCTGGAGGCACTCGGCGAGAGTGACGCGAAAGCTCAGATGTCGATTGTGCAGCACGAGGCCCTCGGCTCGCCACGACGTGGGCCTGTTGCGCTTGGTCAGCGGCTTCACGTCCTTGACCTCAAACGCCGTCTTGCAGGCCCCCATGACAACCTTGCGGGCATCGGCAACGCCGTTCGCCAACACTGGCACGCGGATCGTGACAAGGAATGGTCTTTGTTTCTTCATATCAGTTTCCTTTCGTGAGCCCAGAGAATGAGGTGAAACGCATCAAGAATGTCATGAGATGCCTTCCGCAGCTCCGGGTACGCAACACGCAAGCCCGCGTGCCGAGCCGCCTTGGTCTGGCCCCTCCAGAGTTCATCAACGCTAGGACGGATGACATTGATGCGCTTCCACAACAGGTATTCCTCTACTCGCCCCACCATGCGGCCGTAGCCGGCAAGCCCGGCACCAGCCCCCTTGTGGCGTGTGAAGACGTGATTACTGGTCATCTCGACAACGGCCACTTCAGGCATGTACTGCGCGATGATTTCGTGTAGGTCTCGCCTGACGCTGTCGATCCGCTCTGTCGTGGTTGTGCACGATCTCGCGGGCCGGATGTTCTCGGCACCGACAATCTTGATCTGCCCAGCATCAATTGTCACAACCACAACGCCGGTGCACGTTATGCTGGGGTCGATGCCGATGACGGTTATCATTTTGTGGACTCCAGATTTTCAGTCCTAATTGCTTCCAATTGGACACCTGTGCCGCATTCCGCAATCGCATCAGCAACTGATTCATACACATACAGGATGCCAACCACACCACGCGGCATTATGAGCTTCGCTGGTATTGGTTCATCGATATCAACTTGTCGGTAGAGACGCATTTCGACGTACATCGTGTCTTTCATTTCGTGGCCTCCAGCGTACTCCACATTGCGAACGATTACGGAAGGAACTCATAGTTGTCCAAACTCATTTTTTCTTCTCCATCAGGTGCTTCTCAATGGCCATTTCTAGGTTCTGCAACTCAGCCCTGCCGCATGTGCAGTCGGACGTTGGGTTGCGGCGAACGGGGCAGCAGGCGGCGTGAAACAGTGGGCCACAGTTGAGTACGCTATAACACCCGTCGCTATGATTGCACAACCGCCAGCGTCGGTAGAACCGCTTGAGCAGTTCAAATAGCGCTATATCAGGTTTGCAAGCCACGGTTCACCTCCTCAAATTGATGCTCGCTATTGAGCCGGTAGGCCACGCCGGGCTTGATGCCGTGCTTGCCGACGTAAGCGGTCGCCATGCGACATCGTATTCCACCCAGTAAATACCGTGCCTGCAAGATGCTGTGCTCTCCGCCTGATAATGTGCTTGCTACCCCACCAGTAAGAATACTACCAACCCCTCCAGAAATTGTGCAAGACTCTTCCCCCCTGCAAACGCTATAGTTCCCTCCAGCAAGAACGTTGCCATCACGGCCTGATAATGTGCAGCGGTCACCTCCTGAGAGCCCACATCTGTCAAGGCAGGATAGCACGCTTCCTCGCCCACCGGTTAGGAAGCTGTCACACTCGCTGGTTAGCGTGCTACATCGCCCGCCGGTTAGCGTGCAGTTGCACCTGCCTGTTAGCACGCTTCCGTCACCACCGGTTAACGTACAGCGGTCACCACCTGTTAGGGTGCTACATCGCCCGCCTGTTAGTACGCTGCAATAACCGCCCGATAAGGTGTCGTTGTCACCGACCGTCCGCTCGCTGTAGCAGACTGCGGCACCAGGGTAGCGTGCAACAATCTTCGCCACGGCAGATTCCCGATCGCCAGTGAATATTACATTCCCACGTCGGAACTTGACCTTGTTTCCAAGATCAACAATGTCGGAAGCGTCCACCTCGACCACTTGCCACAAGTCGTCAGGTCCGGCACGCAATAGTGCCCCATTCCCTTCACCCCTTATCAGTCCGTGCAGTCCGCCGCCGCAAACAGGCGAATGGTTCCAGTGTGGGGCCTCCACCGGTCCTACGGCAGGCCAACGGAATCCGCCAAACGAGGTGCCGTCGTTATGACAGGTCCGAAGCACAAGAACAGCGTTATCCACAGATCACCTCCTCAATGCTAAGACTCTCGATGATGGCGTCCGACCCCGACAATGCGGCCCGGATGATCCGCTCCGCCTCGTCACGAGCCGCCTGCTCGTCTGATTGATCTTCCAGCGAGACGCGCAACACTCCGTATACAAGCACGTCGCCGCTCCACTCGTCACGCCGATGGCTGCCCGTCGCCATGGCACGTCTGATTGCTGGGTTATCCATTAGTTTCCTCCCGATAGACTCGTTCATCTGCCTCCAGTCGGATCACGCACACTCGTCTGGACGGCTCCACGTCCTCGTCAGTGACACGCAACACACCACTGACGCCACGGCCCGCGATGATTACTTCCTCGTACCCCTGAAACATGTCCAACTCAATCTGGAGTTCTCTGACAGTCATCTTGTTCCTCTCGGTACCGAACCACCATCAACTCAACATCGGGGCCACAGTAAGCAACAGCATCCCTTACTAATTCATACACGTACATTATACCAACAACACCGGGCGGCATATTGAGCGCTACCGGAATCGGACCATCAAGATCCGCCTTTCGATACAACTTCATTCCAACGTACATCCTGTTGCTCATTTTCTTCTTCTTACTCCCACATATCGCGATGACACTGCGGGCAGTAGAGCGGTGCATCGCCCATGTAGTGCTCGCGAATCCGCGACCTCTCATCATCGCAGACCAACATGTCTGCCACCGAACCAGTCCAACCGCATACGCACTTCCAGTGCGGCAACAGAGCGACTATTCTCGGGTTGACGCCAAGACCAAGCGGAGATGATCCTGGTAAGTCTCTGACGCTCATTCCATCACCTCGTAGTTTCCGGCCTCGATGGCGTCGGCCTGGGCGATTTCCTCTGCTGCATGAGACCGCAGGAATCGTGCCAGACACGCGATCGCGTTGTCCGGGCTAGAGCACGGACCGCCGTAGATGCGTGTCTTTTTTCCCTTGATGTTTGCAGACGCACCAAGATGTTTGTCGATGTACTCGTAGCGGATCTCGATTCGGATGCGGTCGCTCATTTCATTCCCCTTTTTCTTCAAGCTCGATCATGACCGCCTGGAGTGGGTCGTCGCCCTCCAACTGGGGGAGTGGTGGCAGGCCATTGTTATGGCGGAGTTCTTTGAACCACTTATGAGGCCACGGGCGCATCTTGACATAACGCCACGGCAGTTCCCGCCCAGTCCCATCGATACGCTCTAGGTCATCCGGCAGCACGTCCACCGGCACGTTACTAATACCACGCGAGACGAGCCATACGAATTGTGTTCCCTCTTGCTCAAATGATGTGCCACCTTTTCCGAGGTGCACGCGCTCCCCTAACTGGCGGTAGCGGGCGCCGACGATTTGCCCATCAAACCAGCACGGCTTACGATTCAAACGGCGGATGCGGACCCATCGCCTGTCCTCGCAGTAGGAGTAATCGAATCTTACTGCGGCTATGACGTGCACCCAATCACCGACTTTGTACTCATGTTTCATCGCACACCTCGAAAACTGGGGCTCTGGGATTGGACCGGCGCGCCCCTCGCCGGATAGGCATACGGGCGTACGTCCCGCATGTCCGTTCGCGCCCCAGTTCGCTCCATTGCGGCGGGCAGGAGTCGAACCTGCTTACTCGTCATGTATCACCGAATTACGCGACTCGTCAGTCACCACGGTGCTGGCTCGCTTTCGGGTTCCAAACCCAGCCCCGAGCCTCGAAGGCCGCGTGTCCCGTCCACGCCGCCGCCGCATTGCCGGGGCAGCCCCATGCCGCCCCGGCGATCATTAAATCAGCCCTTTGGAGCTAGCCACGTCCCGCAGACGTGTGCCCCTTGCTGCCGTCTTCACGGCTATACACGGTATACGCCTCTGCTCACAGATCCTCCACAAAACCGCCAGGGCTGTATGGTGGTAGAGGCATCCGAGCAGAGTCAAGACAATCCACATTAGGAAACTCTTTCACTCGACCCCGACCTCGACCACGACAACGACCCCGACCTCGACCCCGACCCCGACCTCGACCTCGACCACGACCACGACCACGACAACGACCCCGACCTCGACCACGACCACGACCACGACCTCGACCTCGACCTCGACCTCGACCACGACCACGACCTCGACCTCGACCTCGACCTCGACCACGACCACGACTGCGCCATTATTGCCGCGTTCATTTCTGCACCTTCGGAAGATCAAACCCCCAAACGGTGGCATCGACAATCGCTCCGCGACCGACGATAACCGGCTTGGGGAATGGCTCTACCTCCTCCAACTTTCCCGTAACCATCGCCTGATGGAACCGCCCGGTATCGGCAATCCAAGCGGCCTCCTCAAGAACCAGTTCGTAGTTGTCGATGTAGACCAGTCGACCAGTCAGGTAGTTCGTTGCCGTGCGAATGAAGTACCTCTCGCCTACCTTCCAGGCGCCTGCGGACGGCGTGAAAGCGGTTAAGTGTGCGAACATCTCCGCAAGCTGCCGGGCCTCTCCGATTGTTAGTTCGTCCAGTTTCATTTTGTTCTCCTTTTGAATATAACACATGTCCGTTAACTGTCTACCGCGCCCACGCCAGCGAATCTGCCAACACCATCATGACCGCGTTCATCGCTCACCTCCATTGCGGCGGCTGGCACTTCCCCAGCTCGGCAGGTCAACGGTACTGCTCGCCGCTTCCGGCCGGAGAGGAACGGCCCCGGCCGCCTGTCACGCCGCAACACGCGGCGGACGAAGATCATTCGAGAATCCATCGGTCCATGAACAAATAGCTGACAGCGGTACACTCCTCCTGTTGAGTGTCAGCGTCCACGATATAGCCATCATGCCTCATCATGATTACCGACCGGCCCTCGCAGTCTGCGCACCGCGCCTTGCCGCCATGTCTGAGATGGGTCAGTGCCTCCTCGAACGTCACCAAGCAGGGCTCGAATAGGGCATTGAACATGGTGGCTTCCATTGTGTCGAAAACATTGCCGTATGTCACGCTCATCAATTCGCGCTGCCCAGCAACCTGATTCGCGTCCACCTTGATTCCCGCTCTTGATTGCCACTTTGCCATTTCGCACCATCCTTTCACGCCCTCAACTCTGCGGGCCTCTCTATATCGCTCATCCACCAGACAACCTGTTCGTATTGATCCACCATAAACCTCAACATGTTGTTCTCGACTCCATCGCCGCCACAAGCCAATCCCTCGTGGCCTGCGCGCTGAGCAGGTTATCCGCTTCACGACGGACCTGCGACTCCGCGTGGTTAACAGCCGCCTGAAGTTCGAGAACTTCCTCACTTGGCTTGTGGTCAAACTTGGCGCGGAACAGAAACGCCCTTCGTTGCCACACAGCAGCCGTCGTGAGCATGACTGAGTGCTCATAGAACGCGATGTCCGCCTCGTAGTCCTCGATCATCGTTTCGTATTCGGCCCGAGTGGTAGCTGGGCTGGTCCCCCATTTTCGATGATCTAGCTTCACGTCGAGCGGATGACTCATCACTTTTCCTCCAGCAAAGACATAATGAACGGGCTCGGTGGCTTCACCGTCCGACCCTGCTCCTGTTGCTCCGGACCACGGTAGTGGAGCGTGAGCGTCTGGCTTGCCCGTGTCATGGCGACATACAGCAATCGCCGTTCCTCGTCCTGGTCTCCGCGTTTCAGGGGCCAGTCGCCATCCTGCAACTCGACGACCCAAACATGTCTCCATTCGCGCCCTTTGGCTGCATGGGCCGTGCATACCGTGACCCCTTCCTCGCCTGCGTCAAGGTCGATGCGGTCAAGTTCGGAGAGATAGTCCAGTGCTTCGCGGACAGTCATTTCGCTGACGGCAGCCGGACAATCAATCCCTTTCGGCAGACAGTGAGCCAGAAGAAGTCCAGCGTTGTCACAGTAAATGTCGATCTTAGAGCATAACAAACATGACTTCGCCACCTTGGCCAACGGGTACAGTTCGGCCGCGCTTGAGAGTAGTTCACATACCTGCTCGTATCCCTCGTTGCATGCGGCGCGCACTGCCGCGAGCAAACCCGGCGGGATCTTCTCCCGTGTCAGTACGCACAGCAGGCTTGGCCAGTGCGTCGGGCTGAGATAGATCCTCAGTAACGATGGGATGATTGGGTCCACCGACTTGCGGCTAGGGCCACGGGAGACGGGGACGCTTATTTTCCGCAGTGCTTTGGCGTATCGGTCGGCGGTGCGGTTGGTGCGGCAGAGTACCGCACACGTCCGCGGGGCGAAGCGGTGCAGGATTGAGTTGATGTCGGTGGCCACGATATCGCGGTATCCGGTGATGACGCGGAAGTTGCTGTCAAACAACAGCTTATTGATAGTCGCCACCATCCCCGACTCGATGACCGTATTCGCTGCGGAGCAGACCTCCGGCGGGCAGCGGAACGAGACGGTCATGGGGAAGCGGGTGCCTCCGCTGAGCCCGGCCACGTTCCCCATCCACCGCGGGTCCGCGTACCGCCACTGGTAGATCGACTGGTTCTCGTCCCCCACGATGAACAGGCTGGCTCCCTCTGCGATCCGATCGATGATCGACCATTGCAGCGGGGAGCAGTCCTGTGCCTCGTCCACAAGGACGTGAGAGAACTTGGGCATTGGCGTCAAGTCGCTCTGTGCCCATAGCAGCAGCTTTGTGTAATCGGCGGATCGCGTGCTCGCAAGCTCCTGAGCGTATGGCAACAGAGACAGTGACGGTTTCGGGCGGTATTCATTTTCAAGCACCTCCCAGTCGTGGTAGTCCTCCTTTGGAAGCACCCACTTGAACAGCGCCTTGGCCGTGGCCTCGTCGAGCACATTGATTCCGAGAAACAGGCTTCGGCAGAAGCCATGGATGGTGGTACAGGTGAGGCCCTTTGGGACCGTCCGGCCATCCTCCTTGCAGGCGGCCTCGACGCGGGATCTCATCTCATGGGCGGCGGCTCGGGAGAACGTCATCGCCAGGATTGCGTGACCCGGAACGCCGCTCCGAAGCAGGTTGATGATCCGCTCGGTGATGACGCGGGTCTTGCCTGATCCCGGCACGGCGGTAACGAGTGCCACCGTGGCGTCGGTTTCAACCGCCGTTCTCTGTTCATCTGTCAGCATGGAATGAACTCCTCGATCTCAGAGTAGGGGATAAGGCTGCTGATTACCTTGCACATGGCCGCCGGGTAATCCCTGGACGCATCCGAGAGCGTGTCTATCACATCGCGTAGTGAACCATCGGACGGCGCATGGTTGCACACACAACACAATGCAGCCCATGCCCGCATAGAGTTGAGGGTCCCCCGGGGCTGCTCGTGGAACGAGTCAACGGATTGAGCGATGTACTTGTGCAGGTCAGACCGCGTCTTCTCCCCAGTCACCCACTGCTCTGCCGCGATAACTCCATCTCGGCTCCGATAATCCAGGTGATCCCACGTCAGATCCCGGACGATCTTGCACGCGATCCTGACGAAGTCCTTTTCTTGCATCTTCGACCGCCTGAGAACGAACATCATCCACTTGGGATTGGGGCACTCGGCCCACGCCGTTGCTATGTCGCGGTCGCCCAGCCATTCGAGCGCCTCAGGGAATACATTGCGCTCGACCAGCCACTTCCTCAGTTCAGCGTTGCTCGACATGGCCCATCCTCATTACCTGCCAGCCCTCGGGGTCCGCGGCGATCGGCAGGTGTGTTGCCACGATGATGTTGCCCTGCTCCAGGCCCACGAGGCCGCGGAGCGATTCCTTCAGGTGGTGGTGGTCCAGCTCTCCGGCGTCCAGCATCAGGACGCGGAGCGGCGGTTCGGCCATCGAGGCGAGGGCCGTACTCAGTGCCCCCAGGAACATCACCCGCTCACCGCCGGACATCGTATCAACGGATACCGACCGGCCGGTTTCTGTGACCCAGCCCAGCCGAAAGTCGGCGCGCCCCTGGTCGTCCTCGGTGCTCAGGATCGGCTGACGTTTCACGCCGGATCGGCTGAGCACGTCCGCTAGAGCGCCCTGGATCGGGGCAAGGGTATCGGAGACGATCCGCTCCCTGACCTGCTTCAGCACGCCCAGAACCTTCTTCGTGGCTTCCAGCAGGGCCTCGTCGTCGTCGGAGCACTTCAAGACCCGGGCGTGGTTGTCCAACTGGGCCTGCCGGCGGGCGTGGACCTCGAGCGCGGCGTCGAGGTCGCGGAGCTGCCCGTCGATGCCGGCCACGAGCTGCTTCAGGTCGGCGGCGTCGGACCCGGCCTCAGAGAGCAGGGTGTCCAGTTCCGCGCTGACCTTGGCCCGCGTCTCGGCGACGGTTTTCTGGTCGTCAAGCAAGCGGTCGTGCTCGGCCTTGTAGGAGTCGATCTCCCCGAGCAGGGCCTGGGCCTGGGCTTCCAGGGAGGCCGCCTTCCGCTCGCGGGGCAAGACCTCCTGATTGGCGGCGGTCCATGCGTCGAGTGCGGCCCGATACGTCTCACACTTGGCGGCGTGGACCGTCCGGACGTCTTCAAAGTCGGCCAACAGCTTCGTCAGCACATCTTCGGTCTCGGATATCTGCCCGGAAAGGTCGCGGATCTCGTCATCCAAATCCGCGCACCGGCCCTCGTTGGCAAGGGTCTTGAGGAGCCTTCCGAGATGCCGCCACTTGGCTCCATCCTCGATGGGTTCGTGCTCTGCAAGGTAAAGGTAAATCTTCAGCGCCTCTGCCGCATCTGACGCACCCAGGCGCGCCATTTCATCTTCTGCGATCTGCTTCTGGGCCTTGAGGGCCGCCAGCTTCTCGGAGCACTCCCTGGCCAGCCGGTGGGCCTCGACAGTCTCATCGCCGGGAGGCTCCACGGGGGCCTCTCCGGGGTCTTTGAGGTGCTTTCGGATCGTCGCCGCTTCGGCCAGAAGCGACTCGGCCTCTTTCTTCTTGGTCTGGGCCTGAATCTCCGGCCTCGCCCGCTCCGAAAGGGCGGTCTGGAGGTCTCGGGCGGTCTCCACGAGGCCCGTGAGCTGCATTCGCAGGCTCGTGGCGGCCCGGTCTAGCCCCTCCCGGCGTGCAAGGTCGGCCAACGCCACATCTCGCTGCTGGCGCAACGCAGCGGCCTCTGCGCAGATGGTCTCCGCGTCCCCGGTCGGCGGACCATCCATGGCCAGGGCCGACCGGAGCTTCTCAACCGCTCGCGCACCGTTGCGGACCTGGGCGGCCAGAGCGTTGACCCGCTCCTTTGTGGCGCTGATCAACTGGCCGAGCTTCGCGGCGGCCGGACCCCTGGCGTCGGCGAGCACCCCTGCGGCCCAGTTCATGGCTTGGCAGTCCGGCGTGGTTCCATCAGCCTCAGCGGCCTTGACGATCTCCGGCCACAGGTCCAGCTTCGGACCCCCGCCGGCCAGACCCAGGACAAACTCCCGGCGCTTGTCGGCCGAGAGGGCGAGGAAGTCCGACGGGCGCCACATTGGGGTAAAGTTGCCGATCTTAGCACCAAGGGCTCCGTGGGCCTCGCGGACCCCGGCCTCGACGCCATTGATCGTCAGCCACTCCCTGAGCTTGCCTCCGTTCCGCCGCTCGACGCCCCGCACCCAGTGGAGTCCGTCGTCGGTGTCGATCGAGACGTGCATCCTGTCGCCAGTTGCATACTCGAAGGACGCGGCGGGGGCGGAGCCCAGGTCAGTTGTGCCGGTGCAGGCGTAGCGGATGGCCTCCATGATGCTGCTCTTGCCTGACCCGTTGGGGCCGGTGAGCAGCAGGCGGGGCTTTAATGGGTACGCGCCGTTCGTTCCCTTGAAGCCGAAGAGGGTGACTTGGGTAATCCTCACATTGACACCTTGCCTTCCCCGATGACCTTCCGGGCAGCCACCACCTGCTCATCGGTCAGGTGGTCAGGGACCTTCTTGTAGCTGATTTTGCACCACCTGGTAATCCTCTCCCGGCACTCCTTAATGGTCTTTTCGGGGTTGTGGCCCTGGAGGTCGTCGGCGAGGATGTCGAGGTTCGAGGGTACGTTGTCTGGCGGCGGCTCACCCGGGGCTTCTGGCTCGGCCGGCGGCTCGGGGGCGTCGTCGGGCTCCTGCTCGGGCACGTCAGAGGGCTCGTCGGCGTCCACCGCCACGTCGATCATGCCGTCAATGTCGTCATGGCCAGGGGCGACCTGCTCGACTTCCACATCCACCTGCTCGCCGTAGGCTTGGCCGATCCGCTCCTTGATGTTTTCGGCCGCAGCGGCGATCTCCTCCAGATCCGTGTCTGGCTCGATCCACGACGTGACCATGACGGTACCGTTGGCGTCTACTGTTCGCGCGCCCAGGGCCTTGCGTATCAGGTTGCGATCGCAGTTCGTTTGGGCGATCTGCACCGCAAACTTCTCGCGCGTGGTCCGCTCGCCGATCAGCCCCATGACCGTCTTGTCGTCGATGTTCATTACCAGGGTGACGCCGGCTGGCATATCCACGGAAAGGCGCTTGGGGCCAAGCTCGTCAGGCGGAACCTGCCCGGTCACAAAGACCTTGCCCCACGCCTTCGGGGCGTTGTCGTTGTAGCCAGGCTGCCACTTGGCCCAGCAGTCCTGGGCAAAGTAGGTCGCCAGATCGAAGATCAGCGTAAGATCTCTGCAACACAGATTCCCGACCACATTGCGCCACACCGCGATTCTGCGGACGGTGACGCGCTGGATCACGTTGCGATCGTTGCGTTCGACCAGAGGGTTCTGGACCGGACCCGTGCGATCCGTGTAGAGCGTCGGCGGCTTGAACAGCTTGACGCCCATTGCCGCGTTTGCCTTGTCGAGCCCGACGGCGGTCAGGTGGTACTCATCGACCCACTTTTTCTTCTCGCCCTTGCCCTCGAAGTGCCCCATCTTCCACAGCTCTTTCCGTTCCATGCTCAGCGGGATGGGAACGTGAAGGGCTCTGACGACTCCGCTCTTGCCGTACCGGACGATGGCCTGAACGTCTTTACCCTTGTCATTGAACAAAGAAATACGCGCAGGTACAGCGCTCCCGGCATCACGCCGGGCCAACTCATTCGACATTGGTTGCTCCTTATTCGGCGGCCTCAGCCTCAGCTTCGGCAGCCATCTGTGCTTGAAACTTCTGAAACAGTGGGCTGGCCACTACGCACGCCGCGATCGCTTTCGCTGGCGTGTAAAACTGGTGATTCCGCGCCATGTAGTGACCGACATCGCAGATTTCGGGGTAATACTGCCGGTGGAGCGTTAATGCGTACCGCTTCGGCAGACGCAGCTTGGTTCTTACTGGTACACTCTTAGCCATGATGCTGAAGTGTAACACATGCAGAGTGCGGAGTCAAGCGGATTTGCGAGATTTTTTTTCTTGGCTCGGTGGGCGCGTCCTAGAGAATATCAGCCAAACCCACTTGCCACCCCAATAACCGATCATTGTAGTTAGGATGGTAGCCACCAGCCCAATCCCCACGATCCGGGATAGCCACTCGTCGCCGATCCTGGTGCTCGTTGTCTGGATGGCGGACCCTGTGCCGGACACAATTTGGGTTGGTTCAGTCTTTGTCGTCTGCTCCATCTGCACCATTGCGGCTTCGACCGCAGCCTCGACGGCTGCTTCGACTTCCATCTGAAGCTGAGGACGGGTCAGAACCTCGACAGTCGCCGTTCGCTGCTCATCGACCCGCCCGGTGGTCTGGCACGCCGGCAAGCCCACACACGACAGAAAAAGGCATACGAGAATTGCAACACGATTCATGGCACACCTCCAAAGATGCCCCGCCAGGGCCTGTGTGACCCTGGCGGGGCTCTGGGAAAGGGGAAGCACGGATACCGTTACGGCGACGGGGCGGAAGCCGAACCCTGGGTGGCGCCGGAAATCTGGCCGGCGACACCACGAGCACGGATACTTGCCGTCCCCTTGAATCCCTGAACGAGGTAGCCCTCGATTATCATTTCCCAGCCGGGGTCGATACCCTGGGCAGAGCCGTGCAGGCTTACCGAGGTCATGTCCGTATTCTTCAGGGCCTCGGCCAGCGTCGGCTTTACCACGTCGTCGATGATCTTGGTGCCCGTCCGCTCAAGAGCCTCCATCTGGGAAGTGCATCCCGCGATTGCCAGAAAAACAACACAAAGCCACTTCATGGCGAAATCCTCCCTTGAAAAATCTGGTATATGGCGTGACCGGCCAGCCCGGTCGTTGTCGACATAATCAGCCACAAGATCCTCGACCGCCGTGCGTCAGCTTGCTCAAGTCGATCTATTCGACCCTTCAGGCCGATAGTCCCGTTCCCCCTGATCGCCTCGTCTATCTTCTCGATTCCGCCGTCGAGCTTGTCGAGCTTGTTGTCGATCGCGGTGAATCGGTCCTTGCATATCTGCTCGTACTGCACTGATGGTTTATTTTCTGTCATGGCTTCACGAACTCCATTAGGTTACTTGCCAACTTCTGACAGCAACTGTTTAAGTCTTGCCGATCGACTGGCAAGGTCGGCATACATGCGCTGCACGTTCTCCTTGGCTCTGGCCCTGTCCTCCATGGGAAGGTCTCGGTTTGTGTATCGACGGTTCGCGGCGTGTATCCGCTCGATGGTGGCGTCGATATACTTCATGTTGTGCTTCAGTATCGACAATCGCCTCTGGTCCGCCTGGGGCAGCCGTTTCCCCTGTTTTACCATCCCCTGGTGCCGACGGTTCAGCACGTAGTACATGCTCCGTATGCTTTTGGTGTCGTTGTCAAGGTCGGCTCGCGCCATGGCCCGCGAGTTGAACTCGCTGTCGTTGGCCTCCATGGCCATTTCGTGGCTGCCCTTGTCAGTCACAATCACCAGTGCCCTCAAAGCGGGCGACTTAACCACGGCCTCAAGCCCCTCTCGCTCGTAGGTCGATCCGAGAGCCTGCGGGATACCCATGATCCATGATGCGTCGTAGCCTACGCCGCTTGTCTTGAGGAACATGTGCAGGTAGTCGGCTGCCAGGTACTGCACTCCGCCGCCCTCGGCCTGGGATGCCGCAAAATTGGTTGGATCTAGCACGGGACGCCCCAGGTCGTCTGCCGGGTTCGATCCGGTTGCGATCTGCATGGTCCACCACGCCAACTTGAGCGGCGGGCTCAAGCTGAATGGCCTGGCTTTGTCCATAGCGTTGAACAGATCCCTGAAGTTGCCGCCACGGAGCATTCGATATGCAGCCGTACCGAGAACCGCGTGCAACTCGTTTTGTGGCGCCAAGAGAGCAACCGCTTGACGCTTGCCCTCCTTGGTCGTGTGCCAACCCAAAGGAGCGACGTTGTACGCCTCTCGGTAGTATTCTGGAATGGCGCTCATGATTTCGCGAACTTCGTCACCGAAGTATCCGTCCAGAGCCATTACGGTGGCGATCTTTGGCAACAGGCTCATCGTGACGAAATGGCCCCACCAAGACGCCGCCGTATCTTTGCTGAAGGCCATGTCGTAGGCGGCATCGAGGTCGTTCACCCGCACCTTGGAATACATGAACACGGAATTGGTCAGCGTGCTTAGCAATCCCCTTTGGGCCATGTCAGGCGTACCAGTCAGCTTGCGTACCAGAAGTGCCTTTCGCGGGTCAGGCACGCCTCTCTTATCGAGAACGCTGAAGTCCGCCATCTTCGGCAGGGCTTCCGTAAACGCATTCAGTGTGCGAATGTGGCTCGGCAGATTGATGAAGCTCAGCAGTTTCTGGATCTTTGTATGAGACTGCCGGCGGTTGAGGTCGATGCCATGCTTGCGCATCTCAAGTTCCAGTGGCCGGCCCGCTTTGCGAGACGGGGGAAGATCCGTAAACAAGGTGGTCAGCGCGCCTGAGCGCACGACCCGCTTCACGTAATCGTCATAGTTGTCGATTCCTCGCGCCACGCGCCACGCCGAACCGGCCTTCTCGATTCTGGCCGCAATCAGGTCGGCTATGCTGATCCGTTGATCCTTTGCCAAAGCCATTGCCTGCTTTTTCGTCAAGGTAGGATCTTCAGCCATGAGCCGGTCGGCCTTTTCCGTCTGTAGCCTGCGGCCCTGGGCTACCATGAGGTTCCAGGAGCGATTGAAGTCTCGGAAGATGTTGCGAACGCCGAACGTGGGGTTGTAGGTCACGAACAGCGGATGCCAGATGTTGTATGTGATGTCAGACGCCATCTCGGCGTACTTGTTCATGAGCGGATGGTCAGCCTTGGAGAAGGCGTCGATGAACTGACTAGGGACAAGGTAAGCGTGCTTGACGCCCTTATCGCGAACAGTCATCCACCCGTAGCCCGGCTTCCCGTGCTCAGGTACTCGCTCGCCTTTTTTGAGGATTACATGGTCGGCGACATTGCCCGGTTCAGCCTTGAGTAATTGGCGAATCGTGGCTCGCTTGGCTGTATTGCGGGTAATCGCATCGCTCGTGGCGAGCGACTTCATGATAGTGAAGTCCAGCGGGTTGCCCTGCTGCCCAGGATTGCCCGTGATCTTGTGCACGTTGGGGTCGAGATGGCCGGTAGCGAGGTATTCGGCAGCCATGAATGATGCGTAGGTGTCCTTGTTCTTCTCGAGCGCGTCGAACATCTTCTCGCTGATGTACCCCTCCTCCAGCGCACGCTGAAGGACGCTGAACACTCGTTCGTGGATTGCCGATCTCGCGTCCTGAAGCTTCTGCCACTGGTCGGGGCTCAGGCGGTCCTTCATCAGGTTGAGCTGGCGGGTCGCCTCGTCCGCGTCCCACAACTGCGGGTTCCACACGTCTCGCCGGCCCGCAAGTATCCACTCGGACTTCAGCATGATCGTCAGGTCGTCAAACGAGACGCCCTTTTGTCTCGCCTCCTGCCACAGCCTGTCGTATTCAATCGACAGCGCCTTCGTGAATCCGTCTGCGTCGATCTGCGTAGCGAGTTGGTATGCGTACTCCTGCTGGGCTCGGAATCTCGGGGCGTGCGCTTTTACCCCCCTTCTCGCCATCCCCCTAACGGGGCTGTACTTCTCGACAAACGACTGCACGGAGTCCTTCCACACGGATGCCAGCCTCATCGTGACTCGGTGCAGTATGCTCTTGTCGAACATCGGACCCGAGTTATGGGCAGCCAAGAAGAG